GCGTAACTCCTGATTCGCGGCACATCCCATGCCGGACAAGAGGGTGTTTACGGCAGCATTTACGTCTCTGTCGTGGCGGACTCCACATCCACATTCCCAATGTCTTACTGATAGTCCTGCCCATCCTTGCGGCCCGGTTAAAGCTCCGCATGACGAACAAGTCCTAGTGGAATTACGGGAAACGACTTCGATGTATTGAGTACCGCTTTGAATGCTCTTGTAACTCAACATTGACCGAAGTTGAGCATGCCCACTGCTGGATACGCTCTTCCCAAACTTCTTTGCTATCCCCTTGATGTTGTCCTTCGAGAAAACGATCAAGGTATTCTCTTGCACCAGTCGCAGCGATAGCTTGTGATTCCTGTCTTTGCGCTGGTTCTTGATGCGCTCATGCAATCTCGCTACCTGCTTGCGATTGATGCCGCGCTGTGCCTGTCCTAGGCGATCTAGCGAGGCTTGCAACTCCTTCGGGTGCGGTACCTTCTCGCCGTCAGAAGTGGTGATTAAATCTTTAAAGCCGGGGTCTATCCCGATCATGCCATCCGCCGTGCGCTGGATAGGTTTGCGCTCCGCATCAATGAACAGGCACAGATACCAGCCGGAAGCGCGCTTGATGATGCGTCCGCACTTGATCTTGCCTTTCGGTATGTCCTGCTTATGGAAGCGCAACAACCCGATACCGGGCAGTTTGATGTGGTTTCCTTCCTGCGACTTTATGGGGTCAGGGAACGGGATTGAATTGAGTTTGTTGCGCATTCCTTTTAGCTTCGGCTTTCCGCCGATCTTTTTGAAGCATCTTGACCATGCCGTGTGAACCTGCGCCAACATGCCCTGTACCGTGTGACTCGGTATGTCGATCTTCTTCCCGTGGTCGGCAAGGATATTCTGAAAGTCCATGCCGGTATAGTAAATCCCATCCTTCGCATCAAGTTCGATCTTGCGCACGGCGAAATTATGAACCGCAGTCAAAGACCACAGCCAATCGTTAAGCTGCACTTCTTTATTGGCGCTTAACCTGAGTTTTACTTGTGCCTGAATCATGCTGATTTTTGCTGTTCGATGTACTGCTTGATAATCGCCAATGGCGCACCACCTACAGTCGCTACAAAATATGAGTTAGTCCACAGCGTGGGCAGTCTGGATTTAAGGCTTTTGAACTCTTGGCGAAGAAGCCTTGACGACCTCCCTTTGATGCGCTTTACCAGCCGATGAATCCCGAATTGAGGGTCAACCTCGACAAGCAAATGAATGTGATCCGGCATCGTTTCCATTTCGATTATTCCCGCCCCAAGCTCACCGCACACCTCGCGGACAATCTGCTTTAACCGCAACTCAATATCACCAACGATCACGCTGCGCCGATATTTCGGACACCACACAACATGATACTTGCTCGAAAAAACGATGTTGTTATTTGACTTGAACTTATCCATGCCGACAATATACAGGTTATAGCAAAATAGTCAAGAGCAATCGCTCACCCCATAGATAAATCTAGGGGATTGCGCTCACACTCTGTTCAAAAACCACGCCATCGTCAATGCGCTGGCGTATCTCGGCAATGGCCGCACGCAAGTCAGCCCGCGTTGCATTCTCAATCTGCGCTTCATGGATCTCGAATGCGCGCTTGATGGCGGTCATGGCGGCGCCGTCGTATCCCCATGCCCCAGTGCGTTGCGCCCGCACGCGGGCACGGAACGCACCTTCGAGCGCTGCGTTGATGTCGTCAACGAAGTGTTGGCCAAATCCGCGCTCTGCCAGGATCAGCGCGATATTGAGCGCGACCGTACACGTCGACCACTGCTGCTCATCGGCGTGGCCGGTGATCATGAGGTCGAAGGCGATGCGGAATGCGATCGAGAGATCGGCGATCTGATCATCTGCCAACGGAACCGCGTTCTCGCGCGCACGCTGGAATGATGCAGTGCGCTGGGCGGCTTTGTTGGGGTTGTAGGGTTTGCGTTTGCTCATGAATTTGCTACCTCCAACAGCACATCGGCATGGCACAATTCGCCGACCTTACACCAGCATGCAAGATTCTTACCGCGAAGTTCAGTTTTTGCCAAGGCCGCAATTTCTTTACCGCGTTCGTTCAGTTCAAGCCAGTAGCGATAGCATTCAACGGCATCCTCAATGGTCGGTACTGCGATATAATTTGGACCGACCATTGTCCCAACTGCCTGCAACGGCGCCACGCTAAATGGATTTCCCCATTGCGATGGCCGTGTCACGCAGACTGTATTCGGCGGTAATATCCAGCCTTTTGACCGTTTTCTTTGAGTTCTGATCGGTGTATTCATGCCATCAATATTAACCTAAATTGATTATTTTGTGCTGGAATCGTGACACTATATTTGATGAATGGACGCCATCGAAGCATTACGCCTCATCGCCGAACTCGACAAACCGCTCGAAGCGACTTCGCCTAACGACTGGCGGCGGCGTGTGCAGTTGATTGCGCGGATTGCACTTGGGGTAACAGAGAGTCCAATTGCATACGGGCGAGTTGAAGACGCAGGTCAACAATCTCCGCTTCCGCCTTCTCCAAATTGTCATGCAGCTTGTGATTGATCTTCATCTGGACTGAGAGCATTGCCTCGGCGTCGATGGCGCGCTTCTCCAGCGCTTGTTGCGTTGTGGTGTTCATCGCTGTACCCGGATCGGGATTCCTTTCAGTTGGTGTTCGTACATGGCGCAGAGGGGATCGCTTTTAGCTTCATACACTCGACAAGTTTCTGGCCGGTTCTCGTAATCTGTGCAGCGGCCGTCGGCGCCAAGCCGTTCGCAATCGAATTGCACTAAAGTTTTACCTTCTGGCGGATATGAAGACAATTGTTCGACAAGTGGGCGGACTGGTTTGAAATAATACAGTCCATACAATTCCATGAAGTTTTCAGCTTCAATTTTCCAGTTATCGATATTGAAATGCTTACCTCCAATTGTGAATCCGCTGCAGCACGCGCCAGGGTGGGTGCATGTGTCACAGGTACTCATGCCGGTATCCATTCCCATTGAGGTTGCCCAAGCCGCATGATGACCTTGCCGTCGGGACCGCAGAGTGGGCGTTTGCGATGCAGGACACCGCGCACCAGCATCGTGTTTGGCGTGAGTTTGCGCGCACGCGGCCCAGTGTGCGGCGGCGGGTGTTTGGCGTTTATGTCATCCATTGATCTGGAAACCTTATCGTAAATGGTTGTTCTGGTTCAAAATTAATGCACCATGTTGGTCTAGCTTCAGAAATGCTTATATCACGCAACATCGCGCCGGAAATCAAGAATTCTTCTATTTGCTTCTCAATCAGCATTGCATGCTCAAGCAAAGCGGATTCATACTGTCTCCAGATGGTGCCTGATATCATACCTGCACATCATCATCATAAAACCCGCGCACGACATTGCGAGGCACGAATCGCGCCGTGGCGATCTCGGCCGCACGTTCGCGCATAGCGGCTTCGCGCTGCAACTCATCGGCCGCCGATTCTGCCTGCGCTTTGGTGTCGCAGTCGACCAGCGGTACAAAAATTCGCGTGCCAGGACGCACGTAGCCGGCGTAATAGCCGCCTTTTTTGTGACCTGGGCCGATAGCGATGAAGTCGAGCACGGTTATTCCAACTCGGCGATGGTGCAAGAAATCGGTTCGTCGTCGCCATTTTCCAGCATGCATGTTCCGGCATCCTGGTCGACCGTCAGCACCTTGTGCGCGCGCTGATCACCAGGCCAGATCACCTCGGCGCCGGCTTGCAATTCCGCTCTCCAATTCGGGTTACCACGCATAATCGTTCCTTTCGGTACATCGTTGTAATATCGCCATGGCCGACACCGTAGTGTCACCCAGCCGGCGCGGCCGACCAGGACGCCTTCGAGATATTCCTCACGGTGGCCGGTGCGCTGGTTGTCGTAGATGCCGTTGAGCATGGCTATTTGCTGGAGAAATCGTACGGGTCGATTTCGTCTTTGTCGAGATACTTGGCGCGCTTGATAGCCAGTCGCCAAATGATCTCGCTGCAAAAATATCCGGCCAAAAATGCGATCGCTCCATACGCCATGAAGATCAGTTTCCCGCTGTCCATCAATGCACCTTTTCCTTGCCGAATGTGACCTTGATGAAATCCGCCATGCCCCAGGCAGTGCGACCGATGTCGTTCATGCTGGTGCGCTTGGCGTCGTGCATTTCGTACAACGCCGCCAAGTAAGTTTGCGGCGTGCCGGTGCGCTTGAGCAATTCCTCGGCGGCGCGCCGGTTATCAGCGCCACCGATCATGACCGACGCCAAGCAGCAGCACAATTCATCGGTGCATTCTTGGGATGCGTAGTTGCACGATTGCTCGAAGGTCCGACCAAACTGCTTCATGAACCAGTCGTCTTGTCCGCCAAACATGAACATTGGAACATTTCCGGATTTATCACCGCTGAGTTCTGCGAGAGCATACTTGCCTTCGCCGAGGATGCAGCATGCCACTGCAGCGATTTCCAGGCTGTTCGCCTCGATGGTGTAGGGGTCGGATGGGTTGATGATTTCGAATAGCATTATAGTTCCTCAGAAAGATGCACTAAAACAAACTTTTTCTTGCCGGCCGCCAGCGGCGCGCCATCGGTATTGCGGGTGATGTGCCAGCCGTTGCAATGGCGGCATTGATATGCGCCCATGGATAACAGTCCTTTTGCATTTTGCATGAATGCCCGGGCGCCGCGAATTGCCGGACCCTTGTCCGCATAGCGCACCTTTCTCTTGCACACTCTTTGCACTGCCAACGAAAAATCAGCAGGAACATTGTGCGAAAACTTGGCATCCCTACTTTTACGCTTCATCGATACACCTCCATAGGTATTAATCAATTTTAATCAATCAATCAAATAAAAGCAACATAAAAATGAGGTCGTCGTGACTTGATACTAGCACCATGACCGACAATGCCAGAAAACTGCTGTCCGACTCGCGTGCGCCGGCGGACGAACAATTCGCCGCGATGGCAGAATTGCAAAAAACGCTTATGCCTACGCGTTCCGATCTGATACCTGCTGGCAATATCGCGCCTATTATCGACTGGATGCGTGAGAATTATGCAGAACAGGAGATGAATAAGGCGCTGACCCGCAACAATGTCATTCACTTCCCCAGCATGGCGGCCCGCAATCGGCAACCTGGTATGCAGTCGGTCGATCTCGATGATAACCAAGTCGGCGTCTGGGGGGACTATTATGAACGCCCGGGCGCGTTCGGATTTGATTCGATGCGGATGATGGTCGAGCAAACGCCAGTCTTGTCGGCAGTCATCTGGACGCGGATTCGCCAAGTTCAGCGCTTTGCGCGGGCGCAGGAAAACGGTAAGGGCCCAGGCTTCGAAATCCGAATGCGTGATCGCGATGCCTTTGTCGGCAAACCAGAAAAGGAGAGCATCACCGCGCTCCAGACGTTTTTCACCAACTGCGGATGGGAAACAAACCCGCGCGCGCGGGCACGGCTCAAGCGCGACGACTTCACTAGCTTTCTGACCAAGCAAGTGCGCGACAGCTTGACTATGGACTCGGCACCGATCGAGACTGAATTCAAGCGCAATCGCTCGCAGGGCATGGATGGCATCTATGCCGTCGATGGCGCCACGATCCGGCTCTGCACCGAGGTTGGTTACCAAGGCGACGACGAGATCCGGGCCCTGCAGGTGGTGCAGGGGCAAATCCGATCCGCTTACACATTCGATGACCTCATCTACGTTCCGCGCAATCCCCGCGCAGACGTAATCGTGGGCGGATACGGCCAATCCGAGACGGAATTGCTTGTCAAGACGGTCACGAACCTGCTGAACGCCATGACGTACAATGGCAAGTTCTTCGACAGCAACGCCATCCCGAAGGGGCTGCTGCACCTCACCGGCGACTACGATGCCAATGACCTCGCCGCCTTCAAGCGCATGTGGTCGGCAATGACAAAGGGTATCGCCAACGCCTGGACGATGCCGGTCCTGGTATCCAAGGACCAAGAGAGCAAGGCCGCATTCGAGAACTTCGGCCAAGAAGTCAACGAGATGATGTTCAGCAAGTGGATGGTCTTCTTGACGTCGATCATTTGCGCTGTCTACGGGATCTCGCCGGAAGAGATCAACTTCGAGAGCTTCAGCTCGAAGACATCAAGTCTCGGCGGCAACAACGACACCGAAGACAAGATCATCTCGTCGAAGGACAAGGGCTTGTTGCCGTTGCTGCACTATTTCGAGAATGTCTACAGCGATTTCATCGTTGCCGAGTTCAGCGACAAGTATTGCTTCCGCTTCACTGGCCTCGACGACGAGGACGAAAAGCAGGGGTTCGAGGAAGAAAAGCTTGTCTTGACCGTCAACGAGATGCGCGCCAAACGCGGATATGAAAAAATAGAAGCTGCTTGGGGCGATGCGCCATTGAACCCGTCGCTTATCGGACCCTGGCAGGCTGAGCAACAACAGGGCCAGCAGGATTTCGGGCAACCGCAGGGGGAGATGGCGGAGCCAGCCGATGAAAATGCTGACGATGACGGGCAACCACTGGGTGCCGCTTCCGGTAGTGCTGCACCGGCGCCGGCCGGCAATGACTTCGGTGGCGACAAGGACAGTGGCGACTTCGGCGCACCGGCACATGGCACGGACAAGCCGCTCCCAGCTGCGTCTGGTGACGAATACGAACCAAACCCGATGACCAAGTCGTTCGGACTCCCAATTTTTACGATCGAGGCTTGATATGCAAGAGACAGTTCAAGACATTCAAACCAAAGCATCTATTCAAGTACAAGGTATAGCCGGCAGTGTCCGCGTAACCGAGTGCGCGATGTCGGCTATCGCAGTTACCCCCAGCAACGCCACTACGCTCCCTGTAGGATGTCAGGGCTTATGGGTCGGCGGTGCCGGCGCGGTAGCGGTGACATTTTATGCAGGGTCTAGCGTTGTATTCTCAGCAGTCCCAGCCGGTACGCTATTGAAAATCTCGCCGTCTCAGGTTCTTTCAACTGGTACGACGGCCACGCTGATTCTAGCGCTGTACTAATGGGCCGAGTTGCTGTCAAAGGTAATGCCACCGATTTCGCCGCCGGCACCGAGATCGGCGACGAAATCTATTTCCAACACGCAAGCGGACCAGCGTGCGGTCAAGTGCGCTCGATCGGGTGCCATGGCGTGACTGTGCACCACGAAAACAAGCCGCACCAGGTCAAGTGGGAGCATGTGCTCGGGCATAAGAAGCGCGCGCCGGTGAAATACACTGTCATCGACGAGGGCGAGGACGGTGCCATCGTTGGCAATGCCGCCGGCAAGAAGAAATTCCTTCGCATCGATCCCAGCGCCAGGTTAGGAGATATGGTTTTGGACAAGTCGCTTCGAGGTAACCGCATGATACTGTTCGCCAAGGCCAATGGCGCGCCACCTGGCCCTGGTCTGTCGCGCAAACAGATAACAGACAAAAACGGGGTCCAGGTCAACAAATGGGTGCGGACCAATCCCGATCAGGCCAAACCGCGCGAGCGTGCGCATGCCGATTCCGCGCCGTCGCATGTCGGGTTCAATCACGGTGAATTCAAGGGTCACGGTAAGGTAATCGCCAGTGGTGCCGATGGCCACACCGTCCAGGATGGTGCCGGCGCCACGCATAGGATACCGCATGCCAGCGTGACGCACCAATGGTATGGCGACGACAAACCGGACGCGTCGCCGCATGACGATGACGAAACCATTCATCCCGACAAGTTCAGTGCGGCCGACTTCGCCAAACAGCACGATGACCCGAACGCCTCGGCGGAAAGCATCATGGCCGCGCATCCGCCAGAAGTACGCGAACGCGCCGCCAAGACGGTAGAAAAGCTTGGGACTGTCAAGCCGACCGATCAAGAGCACTCGCAGGATGGCGTCTGGAACCCGGAACGTGCGGCCATGCACCGCAAGATCATATTCGATGGCGTCGAGGTGAAGGGCAAGAAGGTGCCTGGTCTGCTTTCGAATGAACGCGTCAAGGCGGCCACGCCGGCGCCTGGTCAGAAGCCAACCTTCATCGCGCTCGGTGGCCGTGGCGGATCCGGAAAGTCCACGCTGAACGGCAAGGTCTATCAGGAAGAAAACGCGATCGTACTCGATGCCGATCACATCAAGGGCATGTTGCCGGAATATGCGGGTTGGAACGCGCACCAAGTCCATGAAGAGTCTGGGCATATTCTTGATACCGTGCTGGCGATGGCCAAGATCCTGGGTGTCAACGTGGTACTTGATGCCACGATGAAAACCGGCAAGACGCTGGAAGACAAGATCAACTCGTTCAAAGACGCCGGATTCCGCACGGAAGCGCATTACATGCATCTGCCACGGCAAGAGGCGGCCAAGCGCGCCATGTCGCGGTTCGCTGGCGGTGGCGAAACCGGCCGGTACGTGCCGCCAGAGGTGGTGCTTGGCAACACCGAGAACGAAGCCAATTTCGACAAGATCAAGAACAATGTCGACGCGTGGTCATTCCATGATAACAACCGCAGCAAGGAAGAAGGGCCAAAACTGATTAGCGGCAAGGGAACGCCCGCACTTGTACCAAAAAAGATCATGACAAAGGCTATGATTCGGCCTATACTGTTCTTGTAGGAGGTGAATATCATGGCTGAAGAAAAGAAAATCCAAGGAATACCACATAGCCACTTTGATGGCTATGACGGCGGCACCGAGCCGCCTGCCGAATTCATGGCTGAGTTGCTGAAGGGCGCTCCTGCCGCCGTCCAAGCGCGCGCCGCCGAATTCGCCAAGGAACAGGCTGCTGCAAAAAAAGTTGAATAAATGCTTGACAAGCATTGTTCAAATTTGATGTAATACGCCTGTTCGTCGTGAAGGTAAAATTTATGTTCGATCTCTTCCATCGCCATAGGCATGAGGCCCGGCGGTTAACTATCATAAAGGTTGAAAAAGTCATGCAAATCAATTTCCAAGTCGGTGGCGTGCTCACCGAAACCGTTCTTGCCGTTTTCAAAGATGCTGCTGGCAATGTCACTTCCGCGCACGGCGCTGTCGTTTTCACTTCGTCCGATGACACCATTGCGACTGTCGTCGAAGGCGGCGATGGCGTTTCCGCTGTCGTTACCGGCACCGGCAAGGTCGGCACTGCGACGATCACAGCAACCGATTCCGCCGACAACGCCAGCGATATCGCTACCGTTACCACTGTCGCCGGCGAAGCCGTATCGCTGGCGTTGGAAGAAGCACCGGTTGCTGCGCCTGCTGCGGCCCCGGCACCAACCGCTCCGGCAGCGTAATCGTTACCCAGCCAAGGATGTAAAGACTTGGCACGCTGTCTCTTTCGAGACAGCACACGAATTGGCACCAATTACTGAAGTTCCAATTCGTGTGTCGGGATAGAGCAGCGGTAGCTCGTCAGTCTCATAAACTGAAGGTCGGTGGTTCGATTCCATCTCCCGCAACCAGAAACACCGTGAGAGCGCAAAGTGGTAACCCTGTACAGGGGAATAGCCGAGTCGTTGACTGCATTCACTGATGCTCGGCCACGATTAGAAGAGAATTGATGCCGCATCGGAGAATGCATGCGATGGTGCCAAGCAGTCAATTCAGACCAACGCATTGGTACGATTACAATTGCGGTTGGCAGGAGGTGAAAGTCCTCCACCAGTTTCAGGATGCGTGGCCGAGTGGTTGATGGCACCTGCCTGTAGAGCAGGTCTTAACAGCGCGTTGGTTCGAATCCAGCCGCATCCACCAGATTTGCCCTTGATTGGATTGGGGCCGGGAACCAAGGACCGGCATCAGAGAGGTTCGATTCCTCTTAGTGGCACCAGAATCCTAAGTTGGCAATAAGTGGCGTGAGCGAAAGCGACGTATCCACGTAAGCCAAGGGCGGATGAGAGCAGTGGAGCCTACGGCCACAAAAAACAAGACGGCGGTGGAAGTCCGCGCTGGAGACGTAACCAGCAAGAATATAGCCCATTGCCGGCTGCTTGACGGATTTGAGGCCGTTTCAACGTGGCTTGACGTTGGAGAATCAGAAGCCTGGCACGGTATGGCTTCCTCAAAACGTGAGTGTCGGCGGTCCAGAGACCTGGCCGGTAAGCCTGAGACGGGTACACATAGTCCACATCCGGGCACCCTTCGCGGTGCCCGGCGTCGTTACAGTACGCTGAAGCAATCCGAAAGGTCGCCGTCAGCGGGTAGTGGGCTTAAACCACCGCAGCGAGGTTGCGCCATGCCGGGTGCATAGTGGTGTGCGAAAGTCTCCCCCGGCAGGGGCGCGTGCGTGATTGTAGGATAGTCCAATGGAAAAACCACTTCTCATCGATGTCGGCGCCTGCTGCGAAGACCATACCAATTCCGCGCTGGAGCACTTGCACAAGGCCATTGGTGAGGGCGATCCCGATCTGATATGGGCGGTTCACCATTCTCCGTTCCTGGCGCGCATGATCGAACTCTTTACCGAGCGCGGCTTGATGCGGCTCGACGGCTTCAAAAACGAACTCATGCAATGGCTCGCCGGCGAGCGCCATGTCGGCCAGCACCGCACTGTCGTGCCGGCTGGCATGCACGAGCGCTGGACCGATAGCGAAATGAAGTTGGTCAAGCTCTACCTGGAGTCGCTGGCACCGGGTACGTTCACGCTCGATGACTACATGCTGTGCGTGGACATGCTGTGCAACAAGTACCTGGCGCCGGATGCGCTGCGCACCGAAGCCGAGTGGCTGGCTACCAGGTCCGTGCTCATGGGCCGTGTCCAGGCGAGCATGGCGACGGTATCGGCCAAGCAGGTTGATGTGTTACTCGAAAAACTCCCTGCCACCGTCGCCGCTGCCGCCGCAGAATTCCCGTTCACTCCCGTCCAGCGCGCCGTCATCGACTACGCGCGCGTGCGCGGCTGCGAAAACGTGGTTGAACTCGCGGCGTCGACCCGCAAGACCATGCGCGCCATCATCCAACTCAAGATGGCTGCCGATGCCTTGGGTAATCCGGCTCCGATGAACAACTTGCAGACGGCTTTGTTTGATGCGTTCGGGGAGTTGAATCGGGATTGGCGGCGGATAGCGTTGACGGAAGCGGTCGAGAACTCCAACCAGGGCTACGTGGCATCAATGCCGGAAGGCAAGAAGTTGCGACGCCTTGAGCAATACCATGGCGCTTGCCCATGGTGCAGGCGCATCGATGGCATGGTGCTGGAGGTTGTCGCGCCGGGTGCTGTCGATAAGAATGGCGATACCCAGGTATGGGTCGGCAAGACCAATCTCGGGCGCTCGGCCGCGCCGCGCCGGCGCCAAGGCGGGATATTGGTCGAGAGGCAACCGGAAGAGATGTACCATGTGGCCGCTGGCGCGCAGCATCCCAATTGTTTCATCAGCAGAAATGTTAATATTTATACTGTCGATGGTTGGAAAAAGATTGGCGATATTTCTATTGGTGATCTAGTTCTCACACACAAAGGTAGATTTCGGAAAGTAACATGGATTCTATCTGGTGCTCGTCATACTGGTGATGTAATTCAGATTGAAATTTCACAAGATGGTAGAAATCGCATTAAGATTTCTGAAATGACGCCAGAACATCCTGTTCTAACCGAAAGGGGTTGGGTTAATGCTGGCGATATAGTTATTGGCGATAAAGTGTCTGCATTAGCTAAAATTTGTGAAACTTGCAGAAAACCGTTTGTTAATGCACATCACCCGCATATAAAATCATGCTCAAGCCAATGTGCTGTTCATCTTGGAATAAACCAATTTTCAACTGGTGATCCAATAGCATATGCCGCTGCCATAAAACAAACTGCTGATTCTAATCGTATTCGTATGCGTGGCATGACGGTCGAACAGAGGCGTGAAATAACTGCAAGCGCACGTATTGCTTCAAGTGCCCTTGGTTATTCTTGGTTGAAAACTCCAGAATCAAAACGTAAAGGTGGGCTGACTGCATCAAAGCATAATTACACACCATCCCCAATTGAGGAAGATATTGCCGAGATGATTGAGTGTCTAGGAATATCGGTTGATCTTCAGCATCGAGTTGATAGAAATTATCCAGATGCTGCTGGTCGTAAGCGTTATTGGTGGATTGATATTGCATTGCCGGAACAGAAAATTGCTGTCGAAATAGATGGTGAACCATGGCATGGTAGATTATCTGGCGGCGGTGATAGCAAGCGCGATGATGATCTAAAATTATCAGGTTGGAATGTAATGCGTTTTGATTCTTTGAATGCAAAAGAATCACCGCATAAGGTGGCTGAATCGATTGCTCGTTTGGCGCTTAACCATTCTGGTGAATATACTTTTGGAAGTGCGGATGTATCGTCTATTTCTAGGCGTCATGTGACAAATAAATTGCTTTATAACTTTGGCGTTGAAGAAGATGAATCGTACATTATTGGCCGTGGCGTAGTAGTTCATAATTGCCGTGGTTCCTGGCTTGAAGAGGTTGATGATCTACCGGGTGAGGATGCCGAGTTCGGCGCTCGCATTCGTGAAATTTTGAGGAAGAAATAATGCCACTCGCATCAGGCGACAGCCAATCCGTGATCAGTTCCAACATAGCCGAAATGATTCGTGCCGGACATCCGCGCGCGCAGGCAGTCGCCGCCGCCTACCATAATGCCGGGAAGTCGCACGGCCACGTCAATCCACGCCCCGATATGATCAAAGCGCGCTGCGGCGGTCCTGGTATGTGCCCCATCTGCAAGTGCGAACAGGCTGATATGGCTGGGGTGCCGATGGTGAAGTCCGTGCTATTCGTCAAGGCCCAACCGACCGAAGCCCAGATCGCCGCTGGCAACTACAAAAAGCGGCGCATCGCCTGGCATGGACTTGAGATCGCCGTCGAGAACGAGGCGGGATCGACGCGCAGCGGCACCAAGCCGAATGGCGACAAGTGGTCGACCACCATGGTGCGCCCATACGGCTATTTCTGCCGGAGTGAAGGCACCGATGGCGATGAGGTCGACGTATTTGTCGGGCCGGATGAAGACGCCACGCAGGTCTATGTGGTGCGCCAGCGCAAAGTCGGCGACTGGGAGCGCTACGACGAGGACAAAGTGATGGTCAACTTCCCCAATGAGACTGCGGCGCGCGCGGCATTTTTGCGCAATTACGATGACCCGCGCTTTCTGGGGCCGATCACCGCCATGCCGGTTGACGAGTTCGTCGCCAAGGTGCGTGCTACGTATGACAAGCCTGCGATGATTAAGGCTGTGCTGTTCTTCAAGGAAACCACCAAGTCATCGTGATGGTAGGCTGTCAGAATCCCAATCTGACGGCCACTGCGATGCTGATATTCTTCAAATCCGAGCAATTTGGCTTGTTTAGTGCGCCTGTCCATGTCGGAGCGAGCGTGCGTGCCGATGGTACCGTAGTGGCACCGCATACGCGCATCCAAAAAATCAAACTGAAGCACGATACTGCGCCTCGGCACAAGAAGCTTGATTCGTTCATTGCCGCACATGGCGGCACCGAGCGGCTTTCCAATACATTGTCAGGCATGACGGAACCGCAGCGCCAGCGTCTGATCGCCGAAATGGCGAAATTGGATGGAATCACACCTGAACAAGTGGCGGCGAAGTTCGTTATCACCGTACCTACAGCTACAGTCGGCGAAACGCCGGACCTGTTTTCCGCGCCAATAGAGCCTGAAATTGCAACGGAATCGGCTGAACCTGCAACAAAACATGAAATAACCGAACACGTCACCGGGCGCGGTAAGACGCTGCGCGGCGTGGTTCGGCATGATCTGAGCGCTGACCAGGCCAAGGCCATTGACGAATACACGTTCAAAAAGGACGGTGGCTGGTTCATTCGCGAGAAGCATCTTGGCACCACACCAGCGATTTCGCGTGCGAAAGCAGTAGAGTATTCAATGCATGTGGCGCCTGTCGAACCACATCCTATCGAAGCCGCTGCGCCAGCGTCAGCAGTCGAGCAAGGCCCATTCGGCGTCCCCGCCGGCATCACCAAAGCCAGGCGCCGCGAAATCAACCAAAAAGCATTCGATATCGTCAATTCCGGCAAAGACATCACCGACAGCGATCGCGCTGTCTTGCGCCAATACAGCGGTAACGGTGGCTGCGGCGACAGCTTGAACGAGTTCTATACCGACCAGGAAGTGGCGAAGTCCATGTGGACAGTCCTGGGGCGGCTCGGCGTAACGCATGGCACTGTGCTGGAACCATCCTGCGCGACCGGCGTTTTTGCGCATACTGCGCCGGTCGGCGTGCGCCTTACCGGCGTCGAACTCGACCCGACCAGCGCAGCGATCGCCGATGTCCTGCATGGTGACCGCCATGAAATCGTCAATTCCAGCCTGGAGCGTTTCGCTACATCCGATGGTGACCGCCAGTTCGATGCAGTCATCGGGAACGCGCCATTCGGACTCCGCGGCAGTCTCATCAAAGACGATAAGCCGGAACTGTCCACCGCAGAAGGTTACTTCCTCGATACGTCGCTGGATAAGTGCAAACCCGGCGGCGTGGTGGCGATGATCGTGCCCACTGGCGTGCTCGACAGCAGCAGCGGCAGAAAGGTCCGCCAGCGCCTACTCTGCAAAGGCGAATTTCTCGGCGCCATTCGCATGCCAAACACGGCATTCGAGCACAGCCATACCGAAGTGACGACAGATATTGTGTTCTTCCGCAAACGTCCTGATGATGTAGCGGCGGCGCTGAAGTCTGCTGGGCGCGCGGCCATGAAGAAACTCGGCGTCTGGGACGAGGATTACTTGTCAGGAAACTATTTTGAAGGGCGTGGTGCTGATTCAGTCTTCGGTACAATGGAAGCGGGCTGGCGGGCGAAGGCCGGAATCGGCAATGACATCACGGTAGCCGGGAGTATGATCGGCGTCCCAGATAGCATCAGTACATGGCAACCAGACGAATTCAAGACGCCGACGCCTACCGTGCAGGAAGTCGTTGACGCACTCGATGATGATGGCGACCGCAAGCGGGTGCTCGGCGCCGCCGTGAAACGCAATTACGTTGTCGGCAAGGTCGGCGATACCAAGACGGTTGATGGCATTGACTATATTCTGCAGGGGCGGCCGCCGCGCTGGCACCGTGTCGACGAGTTCATGCAGTCTGCCGATGTGACCGATGCCCAGCAGCTCGCGCGCGATATTGAGTCAGCTATCGCCGGTGGCGACCGGGTCGGCCTGGCCGAGCGCGTTCAGGCTTACGTCGATGCGCATGGGAACCCGGGAAAGAACAAGAATTTGTTGTTGGCGGCATCGCAAGATCGCGTTTTGTATCGTCTCATTGGCGCCGTCAAACCCGACGGCACGCTGTCTGATGTGGTGTCTGGGGCTACTGTGCAGCGCGTCGAGGGGTCGTTCGAGACCGCTGCGCAGTCGCTTGCGATCGAGCATGACAATGGCCTATTCACAGTTGCCGATCTGGCGGCGCGCATGGACAAACCAGTTGCCGACGTCGAGGACCATCTCTTTGCCTCGTCCGACTACGCCTATGCAGGTGGCGACCGCTGGACGACCATGGACATTTACCTTACCGGAGACCTCTGGCCGAAGCTGGATGGGGTCCGCGCAGCGACAGCACAAGGCGAACTCCGTGAAGGACTAGCAGAAAAATATGCGCTGCAGGCAAAACGCCTAGAAGACGCCATCGACCCGAAGTCGCTCGAAGACGTCGACATCCAGGTCAACACCGCGTTCCTGCCTACAACCATACTCGAAGCCTACCTGAACGACAAAAAGAACAATTCCGGTAACGACTGGGAGCGCAAGCACCCAGACATATCGATCAAGTTTGCAGATGCGTGGTACACGGTCACAGGTGGCAGCGAGTATTCGAGCGCACAGAAGTTGCTCACCAATTACCTAAACCGTGATGGCGTCGGCAAGAAAGACTTACCTGACATTCAGGCACTCAATGAAGACTTCAAGGCGTGGTTGCTGACGAGTCGATACCGTGACGAGGTTGAAGACTTGTATAACCGGCGCTTCCGTGGCTTTGTCCAGAAGGAGTTTTCGGACGCAACAATTGATATCCCGGGCATGAATACTGAGGGCCTGAAGCAATACCAGTACGCGGGGTTGCGCTGGGCGATGTCCGCTGGTAAAGGAATTGTCGCGGCTGACGTCGGGCTCGGCAAGACCGTACGTGGTCTCATGCTAGCGCGCATGGCGAAAATCAATGGCACCGCGCAGCGCCCCACGTTCGTGGTGCCGAAGTCAGTTCTGGCCAACTGGGTCGCCGAAGCCGAGCGCTGGTTTCCTGGCAGCCGCTGTCTGGTGATAGGTGAAACCTACACGCGCGATGCCGATGGCATGCTCAAGAGCAAACCCGATGACGCCGCCACTCGTGCGCGCAAGCTACACGACATGGTGCAAAACGATTACGACTTCATTTTCATCTCGCAACCGACATTCTCAGAAATCGACATTGACCCGATTACCAAGGGCGAATACGTCAGTTCCGACTTCTGGGTGCAGCGTGGCGACAAGAAGGGCAACGCCGGCGACAAGAAGTTGAAGAAAATCCGTGAGGCGTACGATCAGGCGATTGCCAATCGTGAGTTCGGGAAGCGAACAGACGCGATCTATTGGAATGACCTTGGCGTCGACATGCTGTTAGTGGATGAAGGGCAAAATTTCAAAAATTTGTTTTCTGCCAAGGCAAGATTCGGCTCGACGCCTAAGTTCCTTGGCGGCCAAGGCGAGAGCATGCGCGCCTTTGACCTGAACATGAAAACGCGGTACCTGCGCGAGCACAATGATGGCAAAGGCATTTATCTGCTGTCCGCGACACCGACAAAGAACTCGCCGCTGGAAATTTATTCGATGTTGTCGCATATCGCGCCGGAAGCGTTTGAACAGATCGGCATCCGCAACAGTGAAGAGTTCCTGGACCGGTTCTGCTTGTTTGTCGAGGACAAGGTACTCACCACCACCGGTACCATCGAAGACGCCATGGTGACCGCTGGCTTCAAGAACTTGGGTGAGTTGCGCGAGATCATGCGCAAGTACATCGACCGCAAAACCGCTGCCGATGTCGGGCTCGTGCTGCCTCAGCGCGATGACCAGATGCACTTGGTAGACATGAACGCAGAGCAACAAGCCGTCTACGCGGGATTGCGCCAGGACCTGATTGACTCGGCCAAGGAAAAAGACGCTACCGGAGACGCACACATTTTCTCGATCATGAGCAAGATGGGGAAAGCGGCTCTTGATTTGGAACTACTTGACCCTGAAAAATATGTTGGCGAAGTCAGTCCAAAATATGAAGATGCGGCCAAGGTGATCGCGGCCGGTGCCAAAGACGGGGGTCAGGTAGTTTTCTGTGACAGCGTGCAAGCGCACCAAAAGATTGTCGAAGCACTCGTGCGCGCCGGCATGGACCGCAAGCGAATCGCCATCATCAATGCCTCAGAAGCGGAATCATCCTCCAAGCGCCAGAACATCGCCGACGCCTTCAATGCCGGCAAACTCGATGCCGTGGTTGGCAACACCGCGACCATGGGTGAAGGCGTCAACCTGCAGAAAAAGACAACCGATATCCATCACTTCGATTTTCCTTGGGACCCGGCCAGCATGCAACAGCGCAATGGCCGTGGACTGCGCCAGGGTAATATCAATGAGGCTGTGCGCATTCACTCCTACATGAGCAAGGGTTCGTTTGACGGTTACCGATACCAATCCATGATGGCGAAAAAGGATTGGCAGGATATTTTGTGGACTGGTGGCGATACCGTCGAGAATCTGGCGCGCGAGGGGAAACTTGATCGGTCCGACCTGCTGATCATGATGTCTGCCGATCCTGACGCAGAGCGTGCCAAGTTCGAAGCCGATAAAGCTGCAGCGGCCCAGCGCTACGGCGCCGACCAAACGCGCGATGCCGCCTATGAGTTCAAGCGTCTGCAGTTGAAGAAGCAATCCTATGGCGAACTCAAGAACAAGGATAACGCCAGCGCAGCGCGGTTGCGGTCACAGATCGATCAAGCCACCAATAAATTGGTGAAAAACAAGTATTTCATCGCCAAGGAAGCGCTAACCAGCAAAGTCCCGGTTGTGATCCATCCCGAGACCGGCGCTGCATTGAGCGCTGGAGTAGGACTCGATGTCGCCGAAAAGAACGGTACCATTGGTAAATGGGTGATCAGTTCCGTTAATCCGATCAGCGGAAACGTGTCCATGCGCCGCTACGGAGAACTCGGAAACGCTCGCGCTATATCGGTTCCGTTGAAGGAAATGGAAACCGGCGTCACTACTTTCAACTATGTCGAAGCCGATGAACAGGCAGTGATCGCTACCAAGTTATCGGCGGCTGCGGAAGATTCAGTCGGCTCGGTGGTTGATCTGAAGTCGCTGAAGGGTATGCCGTCTGCTGTGATCCATTCCAATTACAAGGCCCTGCAAAGCCGCTTGAAAGAAGGTCTTCGTGATTACAAGTGGTCTTCTCCGTATGGCGGTATGGGGTTCCTTGATGCGTCTGGTACGCCTGTTGCCGCTGAATCGTATGAGGCGCATAAGTTGGCGGCTTCGGACCAGCACGATATCATGCTCCCCACTGACGAGCATCGGGAAAAGGCAATCCAGGCATATATCGACGATGAGAAGGCTAAGCGGTTCACTACTGAGTATGTGACCGGTCGCAACCGTAGCCGACCAGGACAGACCGTATTCGTACAGCGCATGCCTGGTAAGCACGATCAAAGCTACAACCGGTGGAAGTCGATCGGCAATGAATTGTTCGGGCATGAATTCGAGAAGGATGCTAAATCGGCATTCCATAGTGTTCAGGGCGATACCATACGCCATGCGCCAACCTTCCATGATGCCATCCGCGCAGCGGTTCCGATGGCTGATATTGGGTACGGAACCACACCGAAGTGGCCGCGCAAGGCGCTGGCCGTGCTGTACGCAAAGGCCAAGCACGATGGTGTTCTGGACAAACCATTCCAAGAAGTGCAGCCGAAGTCGTCTCGTGGTGATAACGAGGTTCACAAGGACATATGGAAGTATGGGGAAAGTGGAAACGCGTTGATGAGCGGGATATATGGCGGTGGCACCACCGTGCGCGACGCCTTGACAACCCTTGCGCAACACAATGGATACGCTGACCTAGCATCTGCCATGACGGTATCTAGTACCAAGCCTGAAACTGCGGCCAAAGATGCTGGGCGTTTGCTCAACATGCCGCTGGCGCGTCACTCGGTGGATGCATTGCGCTACCTCGCCGCCAAGCACCCAGATATCGGCAAGACCACCTTGAAGGATTTAGGCATGCAGACGTACCGCCAAAACTCGCATCTCAACGCCAATGACCTGGCCCGCACATTGGACGAGATGCTGCCGAAATTCGAAGAGGTGGCAGCATGATCAACCCAAAACAATTCGCCGCTAGCACGCTCGAACTGCTGCAGGCCAACCCGCGCAATTATCGCAACTTCGGCACACACTGGTATTTCGTCAAGGCGCTGATGAAGCGGTTTTATACCGCCGATAACCTGTACCTGCTTGGTGATTTTGACGATCCCTCTGTGACGGCGCGCATGGAGCCGCCTGATGACTTGCAGAGTGCGCTCTCTGGCGCGGTCGAGGAATATCAGGAGAATGCATGCTTTGGCATGGGCGCGGTCGAGTTGACTGATGACGCTGGCGAGAAGTTTATCCTCATTGATGCCGACGCCTAGCGACTGCTATCATATGCTATCATATGCTATTATATCAATGCGCGAGACATGTTCAGGCTCACAGCTTGAAGTACCTGACTATCGCGCTTCCAGTACATCATTTTTCCACATCAATTCACCATTGGCGTCGATTGCCCCAAACTTCTCGCCAGCTTTAAGCAAATAGTAGCGGCCGTTGTGACGACGCTCTTGATATTTCCGGCGCGTCAGCAGACAGTTCGTCCCGGCAATTGAGCGACCAAACATGTTTGCCAACTCATACACGTAGTAGAGTTTTTTATTTGACTGAACCGATGTCAATGGAAGCGGCAATTGCTCTTGCTGTGTCGATGCCGACGACTCCACCACCTTCACCTTGGCGGTGGCAATCTGCATGAATTCCACCAAAGCTATACCAGTGGCACGATATGCTGCCACGGATGCCATACTGAGCGCTTTGGTGTCGTCTAACCCGCTTTCCTTGAAGTGCTTATACATGTCGCCGGTGATGTAGCCTGATTGCACGGCTGGATGCATGGTGACCGCCGGCGCGGCGATCGGCACGGCCTGCGCGACGCGCTCGCACTCGATGAAATACTGTCGCGCTTCCTTGCCCTTGGCGTTCCGCTCGACCATGGACAGTTCCTTCGCCATGTCGGTGGTGATGTGGTGGTCAACCCGGTTTTGACCACCTCGACCTTCGCTCCCCAAAATCGGGGAGCAAAGATAATCGGTATTTTCCACAAACCCATATTGGCTGATGCGATCTTTCAACCATGTTGAATAATCCTTGCCGACTTCCAAAAACGTATGCAAATCCCGAGCATTAACGGTCTGCACCGAGTTATCGCCGATTTTGGCGGTTGCTATTGTGATTATTTGATTCATTTTTGACTTTCTTTATCGCCTAATAGTGAGGGCCTTGGCAGTCCCTGCCAGAATTCAGGGATGGTCTTTCGACCGCCCTCACTATTTTAAGCATTAAGGTTCACATAATTCCATCGAGATCCGCCAAGATTTACGATGGTGCTTAGATAACCGGTCGTTGCGACCGATGAGAAATAATACCAGAACCGCGCAAATTTGAGCAAGTTTTTTGCGCCGGTTACGCAAATTGTTACGCTGTTACGCCAAAATATCGCTAAGTCATTGATTTTAAAGCGGTTACAAAGTAACAGTAACAAATGCGGATAGACATATATATGCGCATCATGCGCGCACACACACAATATGTTTCCTATATGCAATATAGATTGCTCACATAGTATCTATCTATATATATCTATGTTACTTTGTAACTGTATACTATAAGTATGAAAAAAATGTAATGAAATCAAAGACTTGGAACGGTAACAGAAACGTAACAACGCGTAACAACTGCTGTTGTTGCGTTACCGGCAACAAAACACAGTGAATTGGCGTCGTCGTGACCTGAATATGGTGGACATGATGCCTATTCTGTTTTTCAAATCTATTCCGGCCGGTGCGCGCTGGATCTCAGTCCATCCGAATGGCCCAGGCACAAAAGGTCAGCCGGTGTTGATCCAACCCAATGCCGATGGCAGTGCTCATGTGATCGGTGGCGCCGGTGGCAAACTCAACTACCTCAAGATCCGTGGCGTTCGCAGTGAATCCGACTACAAGCGCGAAGCCGAAGAAAAGAAAAAGAACAAGGTCGAAGCCGACAAGGCTCAGCGCAAAGCCGATAAAGAGGCTGGCCTGGTGGAGTCGAAGAAAAAAGCGCATGCAGACGTCAAGCGCCAGGTAGCTGGAAAGGAACAGGAATTCGTGCAAAAGGTGGCGGCCAAGATGAAGTGGGCGCCGGAGACGCTGCAATTCCCAGAGGCCAAGGTCGCCGACATGTCGCCGGCGGCGGCGGCCAAGGTCCGCGCAAAATTCCACAACGAGTTGGTGGCGCGCGCCAACGAGGCAGTCAACCTCCAGAAAAAGATGTTGGTCGACAACGCGGCGGCGCGCATGGAAGCCGATATTGGCGAGATCCCGCTGGAATCGAAAGACCCTGACGTGCTGTCCGTGGCGGACCTGAACCCAGTCAAGGCGGAAACCGGTGGCCTTGGCTTCGCGCCGAAATACGCCGACCGCGCTGAAAAGGCTGGGCTCACCGAAGCCGACCTCGCCAAAGAGGTTCAGGCAAGCAAACAGGCCAAGCAAGATGCGATGACGCCGGCGCAGCGCAACGCCGCAGTCGCCAAGGGCGAGACCGCCAAGATGGTGGCGATCGAACTGGCGACTATCAGGGAGCCGCTTGTCAGCGCCGACGCGCATGTGCAACTCGTCGACGCCCGCGCCGCCATGGAACTCGTCAAAGAGCAGAAAGCGCTCAAGCAGGTACAGCAAAAGGCGCAAGCAGCCAACAAGGAAATTGCAAAGACAGCGGCCGAACCAAAAGCGTACGTGATCGAGTACACCGCCGATCCCGATGCCGACGAAAAGATTGAGCACGATATCGAGTCCGACCTGCGCACCGTCAAGACGAAAGCGTTCCTGTCAGAATTCCAGCGGCTTGCCGGCGATGAGCCGATAGAGACACTGGGCAAGTACATCGGTGTCGGTGCCTACAACAGCATCAACTCGCTGGCGCTGGCCGTCGGTGGCGACGCGCTGGTGGACAGGTCTGTCGTGGACGTACTCGGTATTGCTGGCGCCGCTCAAGTCCTGGCGCGGCGGATCCACAATGACTTGCCGGATCAGGTGGAGCGCATCCAAGCCGGCATGCAGGAATTCCACATCGACCACTACATGGCGGCCAGTGAGTCAGCGCTCTCGGACGCGCGCGATCTCATGGAGACCGCGCGCGAGATCGAGTTGGGTGAAATGGCAAGCGGATCCGACCTCATGGCCGGCCAGGAACTCAATCAGCGCCGTCGCCGTGCTGTCACAGACGCGCAAAAGGTCATGGGCCAGACGCTTGGCGAGCTCGAAGCCAATGCCGCGCTCGTGGTTGCTCTGAAGCAGGGGAAGAAAGAAAGTTTTCAGGTATCGCTTGGCCGCACCACGCCAGAGTCCGCGATCCAGCGCGCGCGCGCAATCGGGCTCCAACGCGGCGACTACACGCTGGATGAGGTCGCTGGCGACAAGTTCCTGACTATCAACGGCGCTGGTCTTGATCGCCTGTCCAAACCGGTCAATGCCGCTGATGTCGCGCAGGTCCGGCGCAACATCGCAATTATCCGTGGCGACGAGGATGAGGACGGCTGGCTGCCCCTGGGCGTGGCCAATCGTCCAGATCTGGTAATGGATGTCAAACCAGGGGCATCGCCGTCGCTGGCAGAACCTTTTACCCCGGGCGCGGACCTGCAGCAATCGCTTCGAGACTATATCGGTGGTCGTGCCGCCGACGGCGACCCCGCTGCCGACATCATCGCCGATATCCAGTCTCAGGCGTTCTTCCAGAAGTCTGGCGACAACGCCGGGTATCGGGCCGCGCTCGACGCCGTGGCGCCGCTTGGCGACGGCCGGCTGCGCGCGGAGACGCTGGCACCGAAATTTGACGAATACGCAGACGCGTTCGTATCGAAGCGGTACGGGAACACGCGGTCGACGCTGAACCGGCAGAAATTCGATGTCGATCAAAAGTCCGTCGACGCGCTGCACCGGGCTCTGGCCGCTACGCCAGAGGGAACTGCTGCCTATAAGCCGATCGGCGAACTCACCGACCAGGATCAGCGTGCTATCCGCGAATTCTTTCACGCCAATGTCGCGCATGAGGATGCTGATGCCGCTGAGTTGCGCGCAGACTTCGAAAAACACGGTGCAGCCGAACCGGAGCGCACGGTGACCGACATGTTCGGTGAAGAGACCGACAACCCCGAGCACAGTGACTGGCGCGCGCGCCGTGACGAGATGGCGGGCAAGATCAAGTCGTCGAGCCTGAACTGGTCGAAATATGTCGATGCCATGCACGGCAACGAGAACGCCTACGCAGCGGTCCAGGACCTGATTCGATCGAAAGTCGGTAAGGCGTTCGCGGAAACCTATAACAAACTCAACCCCGATAAGCCGATCCGGCTCGGGCGCTCGGTTATCCGCAACAACCTCAACCACTTGGATGCGGTCGACCCCGTAGCGCGTGAGGCGCGCATGGCGCAAGAGCGGGCGCTGACTGACAGCTTGCGCGAGCGCAGCGGCGGCAAGTACGCGGCTGGGTCTGTGAGCGACAAAATCGATGCCGCGCGCGAGCAACAACACGCATTCGAGCAGTCACAGATGGGGTTCTTTGCCGACGACAGTCCGCCAGATGAGGCTAAAGAGGTCGCTGTCGCCGCCGATGAGCGGCATTCTCTTGGGCACGCGGCAGAGCGCCAAGTCGCGGCCATGATGGATAAGGTCGGGCAGAATTTCAAGCCTGGGCAGCCGACCAAGATTTGGGCGCCGTCGATGAGTGGTGGCAAGAACGCGGCCAGGCAGCGGCTTGTCAAGCTGGTTGATGCCAATAAGCGGGTGGTGGCTGCCTTCGGCACAGGGTCCGGCAAGTCGCTGTTGCAGTTGTCTTCGTTCACCAATCTCAAGGAACAAGGAAAAGCCAAGCGCGGGCTGGCGCTTGTGCCTTCGATCGTGCAAGGGCAATTCAATGGCGAGGCGCTGCGGTATCTCGAACCAGGGAAATACAATCTCCACTGCCAGCCTGGTGCAAACCGGGCCGAACGCATCGCCGCCTACAAGAATCCGCGACATGACTTTTGTGTGATGACGCACCAGTCGTTCCGCGATGACATGGCGCACCTCGGCGCTGCCCATGCCGGCGTCTCCGACGGCGAGATGGCGGCGCGGCTGAACGCGATGACGCGGACTGGGCGAAAAGTTTGGATGAAGTCAGTAATGGACAAGGAAGGTATCGATTTTGATTATCTCACCGTCGACGAGTCGCAGAATACTCTCAACCGGGCCGGGAAGTCAAACAGCGAACTCGCCAATGTCGCCGATGCGCTTGGCGATAACACGCCGTATCTGCTACACGCGAGCGGGGATCCTGTGAAAAATGATGCCAGCGAAGTCTTCGACCTCATGAGCAAGATGGACCCAGACCGCTACAGCGACCGCGCCGCCTTCATGCGCCGGTACGGTGCCGATACGCTCGCCAGCAAGGACGCACTCAAGCGCGAGATGGCGCGATATGTCTACCCGTCAAAAATTGACCCTGATGTCGGCGCCGACCGGAAAACCGAGACCGTGCCAATGTCAGGTGGACAAAAACTCGCGATGGCCGAAATGGACAAGCATTTCAGTGACGCCCGCTTGGCGCGCATGGCTGGGCGCGTCGATGTCGCTGCGATCCGCGCGATCTCGCCGCAGTCGTTCGCCGGCGTGCCGGAAGACCAACACGAGGCGATCGCCAAAGACCTGCAGGCAAACATCGGCATCCTCAAGCAGTCGGCACAGCAGCGAATTTTCAACACGCACGCCGATAACTCCAAGGTCGACCACATCTCGAAGATGGCCGGCGACCGCAAGGGCAAGCCTGGCGTGGTATTCGCGCACTCGATCGATGCCGTCAAGGCAATCACGGCGCGGCTGGAGAAAGAAGGACATCGCGTGGTGTCGCTTACCGGCGCCGACTCGGCGGTGGAGAAAGAGAAAAAGCGATTGGCGTTCAATCCTGAGACCGGGGACGCGTCGGCTGACATCATGGTTGCCAGCGATGCCGGGGCGACGGGGATGAACATCCAGCGTGGGCAGTGGATGGTGCAAATGGATGTGCCGAATACTGCTATGGTTCATGCCCAGCGCAACGGCCGTATCTTCAGAACCGGTCAACTCAACGATGTCGAGTTGACGGACTTGATCAATGACCATCCGGCCGAGCGCGTCGCACGCGACAGGTTGGTCAAAAAGTATGGGTTACGTGATTTGATGACTTCTTCGATGGACGGGCTTGACGATACTGGCGTGGCGGCATACGTCAATCAACGCAATGTCGAGAAACAGGACTTGCAAAATACTCTTATTTGATTATACTACTGACATGCAAACCAACATCGACACAACAACCCGCCATTTAGGCGAACTCGCCGCCATGGCGCATCAGACTGCGGCGGCTGAACGCCGCATCCTGGAAGTTGCTGTCAAACGGCTGGCCGATGTGCAAGCCGATATCGATCGCACGCGCCCGGGCGCGATCACTACCGATGGCGACGCCTACATGGACCTAATTCGCGAGCGCGGACAACTTAACCAAGTCATCGCGAAAGCGCGCGCCGTGCTGCAGACTTAGCCAACCGATTACTCGCAGCGCCGACCTTCGCCGCCTTCGGGCGGCTTTTTTTTTGCGCATGTTGCCGTCGTGACTTGATACTCGATGGCATGGACGACACCCAACTATTGGCGAATTGCCCCGAATATCTGTGCATCGGCTCGATGCTCAAGGCGACTCCGCGCATGGAGGGAAACAATCGATTCATCTATATCGAAGCATCCAACGAGGTCGAGGACCAGCAAAATGAAGTAGTTCTTCAAAAAGCGTTGCGCGATAGCGCCGATTGGTTCCTGCAGTATGGGAATCTCGATATCGACCACTATACACTGATCGGAAAACCCAATCCGAAACTTGGCACACCAGGAATACCTGGTTGTGAACTCTTCGAAATCGGGCGACCAGTAGATGTCAAATTTTCCGGCGGTGCTACCTTCGTGAAGGGTCTCATCGCTACTGGTAGTGGTCCTGCCAGCGAAAAAGCCAACGAATTCTGGTCAAGCTTGGTCGATATTAGCCCGCCAGCGCGCTGGTACCCATCCGTCGGCGGACATGTTATGGAAACCGCAGTCGAGATCGACCCAGACACAAAAAGCCGCAAAGCGTACGTAAAAAAAGTGCGCTGGAGTAATATTGGGTTTAGTAAAACACCCGTCAATCAAGCCGTCCCGACCGTTGCGACGGTCCCGTTCGGTGTGCTTGCCAAAAGTTGGGGCGTGGCCGGTCTGGATTTTGTCAAGGCTCTCGAAGCCAGCTACAGCACCGACATGGCGAATCTCTCTGGCGGCGGCGCGCTCGGCATGCAGTCTCTCGATGGCGCACCGAAAAATTATTTCGAGTTCCGCGACATCATCGCCGGCGCCATCAAGAGCGGTGCCGCGAAACCGAACCCGAAGGCACTTATCGAATATTGCAACAAAAGATTTGGCCTCGCGCTCAGCGACGCGGCTGAGTATGTGGAGCGGTTTTACCGCGATTTGAAAACTGGTTTAAACAAAAAACGGAGTGCGACATGAGCGATGGAAAACAAGTTGGTGCCTTCGAGGCGCTGTTGGGCGAACTTGACATCATAGCCAAGGCACTGCCGGCAGACGGGGGCGATAAAGTCATTGCTGCCGCAGCCGGTGGCACTGGTGAAGCGGGTGGCAAGAAAGACGGTGGCAACACCGGTGGCGAAAAAGTCGAAGGCAAGAAAAAAGAAGGCGAAGGCGAAGAACTCGACGAGGATGGTAACCCGCTCGTGAAGTCGCTGACTGTCACTATCAACGGCCAGGAAGTCCAGGCTGAAGACGGTACTGCGCTGGTCAAGGCGCTGATCGGGCGCATCGACGACACGGAAGACGTGATCGCGAAAGCGCTGTCCGCGACCATTGGCATCGTCAAGAAACAAGGCGAGGTCATCACGCGGCAAGCCGAAATCATCAAGTCGCTGCAGGGCGATGTGCAAAAAATCGGCAACCAGGGTAATGGCCGCAAGACGCTGCTGAACATTCACGACAATGCGTCGGCGACTTTAGCGAAGTCCGAAAATGCTGGACAAATCGATGGCTCGACCTTCATGGTGAAAGCCACTGCTGCCTTCGACGCTGGCAAGATCACCGGCAAAGACCTGACATTTATCGATGTCGCACTGCGCAACAACCAAGCGCGCGAAATCGATCAGTCTCTGGTCGCAAAGGTTCTGGCATAACCCACCCCACCAACCCGTCAACTTAAAGAGGAATCAAAATGGCAGGAATTTTCAATCAATATGCGGGGGTGGTACCAGGCGGTGCTAACCCTGTTCTGGGCGGCTCGCAAGGCGGGGCCCTTTCCAACTTCGAGGACTTGCAAAAAGCCCTCCAAGCCAGCAACTACCAAACCGACGTCGCGACCCTGACCGGCGGCGGCTCGCTTGGCGTTCAATCTCTCGATACGGCCATGAAAACCGTGATCCAGGAGAATGAGAACTTCACGCTGTTCAACATGCTGCAGTCGACCAACGCGACGAATATCGTCGACGAATACGTTCGTCAGACCGGTGTCGGTGGCGTGTTGGCGGGTTCGGCGAATTCTCAAATGGGCGTTGTCGCATCGGCCCAAGGCGCTTACGCTCGTGAAGTCGGCTTGGTCAAGTTCCTGATGTCCCTGCGTCAAGTCGGGTACGTCCTGAACATCGGCAAGAACATCATCGAGGCGACTGCGGTCGAAGAACGCAACGGCGCGCTGCAATTGCTGACCGATGCCGAATACATGCTTTTCCACGGCAACGCCTCGGCATCGCCGGTTCAATTCGACGGTATCTTCACGCAGATCGATGCGCAGATCGCAGCCGGCAATATGTCCAGCGGCAACGTCTATGACTTGCAGGGCGCAAAGCTGAATAGCGTACTGCCGTTCTCGACCATCAACGCGAATGTGCAGGGGTATGGTAGCTGGGGTAAGTCGACCGATGCCTTCTTGCCGATGTCTGTGCAGACCGATTTGAACACCGATCTCGACCCAGCATATCGCTGGATGCCTGCCGGATCGAATACGCCGATGCTTGGCGGCCATGTGGAAGCAATTCGCCTGACTCACGGCGCATTGAAAACCCATATGGACACGTTCCTGCACGATACATTGAATCCGATGACCGTGCCCTGGGACGGCGCAACCGACACGAATTACACTGCGGCGGCAACTGCCAATGCCGGTATCCTGCCGGCCAGCCTGACCATTGCAACCAATTCGGATCCGTCGAGTTCGTTCAACGCCTCGCGTGCCGGCTTATACTATTGGGCTGTCGCTGCAATCGATGCCACTGGCAAGGGTTACAGCGCCTGCGTAAAGAGCGCGCAAACTTCCGTCGCCGCCGGCTACAATGCCGTGTTGACGATTACGCGTTCGACCGCAGGAACCGAAAGCGGATACGCCTTGTATCGTTCGTACCAGAACGGCCCGAACACATCGTCGACACTGCGGCTGTTCAAGGTCATTCCAGTCGGCGGCGCTACCACTACCTATACCGACCGGAATGCCGATATCCCCGGCACTTTCCAGGTTCCGCTGTTGAACATGGGCCAAGCCGCCGATGCGATCGGCTGGCGCCAATTCCAACCGATGACAAAGATTCCTTTGCCTTTCGGTGTTGGCGGCGTACCCGTTATCTCGTGGTTTCAGTTCCTGTTTGGTTATCTGCGTATGACCAAGCCGAAACACCACGGCTACATCAAAAACATCTTGCCTTCTAAGGCAACGTGGCGGCCATTCACGAACGAGTAATCGCGGCTGTCTGCGGCCCCTGGCTCCGGCCGGGGGATTATCAATCGTCGGAGTAATAGATCATGCCACGAGTAATTTGTAAGTTGGAATATGCGTCCGAGTTAATAGACGGCATCGTATTTGAACGCCACGGTGAGCATCTCATCTCGGCGGAAATATCGGACGAAAAGGCAATGCATTTTACGTCTATCGCCGGTTTTGAATTGGCTGACAGCCAGGACAGCGAGATCCTGGCGCTGACAGAACAGGCGATTGCGCTTGGCATTAAGGTTGACTCGCGCTGGAAAGTGCAACGCCTCACCGCTGAGATCAAGAAGGTAGTTGACGCAAACGAATTCGCTGAAAAGCAAAACACGCTGACTCTGCAGAGTGCGGGCAGCGCCAAGGAATAACCGGCCGCCGGCCATTTTTTTAGAGAGAATGAAATGAGCAAAGCCCCGCAGGGTTCCAACCAGGAACAAGTCAACAATTCGTCTCCGGCGATGTCCGTTGCCAAGGTAGGCGATTGCATCGGCGATCTGATCAATCTCGAAAATACGGGCATGATTACCAAGGCCGGGTTGGCGATTAAAAGCGGGGGCGCGTCGCCGCTTGCAGCAGCTGCATCAGGTTTTGTGGCTCAGGTCAACGGCGCTATCGTTTATGTGGCTGCGGCAACAAGCATGCCAGCCATTGCCGGCACGTTGCCGACTGCCGACAGCGCGGCCTGGGCGTTTTATGTGAACCAGTCGGGAACGCTAAGCGCATCGGCAATGGCCACGCCAGCATCCACCGTTGCCGGTGCAATTGCCAATTTGGTCTCGTTGGCGGCAGCCACCGCGCCGGCCCCAGTAGGTGCTCAGCAACCAGTCTACTCGGCATTGATCGGCTTCATCGTGGTATCGAATGCGACTGGCGGCAACTTCACTGCCGGCACGACCAATCTCGATGCTGCCAGCGTGACCACGCTGTATTTTGATGCTCTCGGTAACAGTCAGTTGGTGCCATTGCTAACGCAGGAAAACCGCCCAATCTATTAAGCCAGGACTACCCCGGCTGACAAATCCGCTGTCCGGGAATACCGCTCAGCGGATTTTTAATGGGTTCACATGACTACGATTATTGTCGATCAAGCAGTGACGGTACCGGTTACGTTGTTGACCAATGGCGTCCCGACGCCGATCGCATCCGGGGCGACCGTCACGGCGCAATTATTCGATGTCGTCACCGGCGCTGCGTTATTCACGCCAGCGATTACGTGCTTGTCTGGCGATGCCGGCTCAAATTGGGCTGCGGGTCTGGTTGCGGTCGCATTGACCGCGCTTCAGACCAATACGACCGCGCCGCCGGTGGCGATGTTGGTCATCGTCGTGGACGGGAAGCCATATCGTTTCCGCCTTGATATCGAGGTGGCGAACTCTGCGCCGACGCGCTCGGATCTGTTCGTGAAAGATTTCATCGTCTCGGATATCCGTTCTGACCAACTTTATCTGTTGGCGTTGACGATCATGCCGAACCTCACCGTAACCGATGACTACATCTGGGAGAGGGTACTCGCGGCTGAATCAGATGCCAGTCGCCGCCTGCGGGTCAGGTTCGTGCCGACGGCATTTTTCCCGACGCCGCCCACAAGCGATCAGATAACGGCTCTGAACGGTATGCCGTGGGATATCGACCCCGCCTATGACTACGACCCCGCCATGTTTCAGGGAGACAACTGGAGTTTCATCCAACTCAGGCAGCGCCCGCTAATCAGCTTGACCTCGGTCATGTACAATTACCCGAGTGAGAATGATTTCAACTACGTGTTGCCGCTGGATTGGTTCAAATGGGATTTGAAATACGGGCAACTCCGCATCGTACCGACTTCGAACATCTCGATGGCGATGCTGGGCGGCTTCATGATTCAACTCATCGGCGCCGGGCGTGTGATACCGCATATCCTCAATATAACCTATGTTGCCGGCCTTACCGATGTCTGGCAGAAGTGGCCAGATATAATCGACCTCATCAAGAAAATGGCGGTCGTGCGCGTCATCGGCGACATGTTCTTCCCGTCCAGCGACAGCATCAGCGCCGACGGGCTCAGCCAGTCGCTGTCGGTCGACATGGAAAAGTATCGCGACATGATCGATGTCCTCATCGACGGCCCCAAGGGGCAGAATGGCGGTCTCAAGACTGCTATCCATGGTGTTCGTGGGATTGTGATGTGATGCAGCTAAGCCCATCAAAATTTAATTCCTTCCTGGCCGGAATCGGGCAGCAGTACACCTGGCGCAAATCCTACGCCTGCCCATGCACGGACCCGCACAGTGGCGCACCGAAACCATCATGCCCTATTTGTTTCGGGAAGGGTCGTCAATGGCTTGCCGGCGTGAATGGAGTCGCCGGCATGACTGGCATGTCCACGCAGCGGGCATGGGCACAGTTCGGTCTCTATGAGAGCGGCGACGTCGTGGTCTCGATCGGATCGGACTCGCCGATGTACACAATGGGGCAGTATGACCGCGTGACGGCATTGAACGCAACCAATCAATTCAGCGTTGTCTTGACGCATGGCGCGCAGGTGGAAGCGCTGGTGATGACGGTCAACTCGATTGATCGCGTATTTTGGTTGACGACCGATGGCACTGCAGTAGTTGAGGGCGGTATCCCTGTCGTCAATTCCGATGGCACGCTGACATGGGCTGGCGGCGCGCCGCCGGCGAATACCAAGTACACCGTCTCTGGGTCGAAGTTCTTGGACTATTTTTGCTTCGGCGACTTTCCGTCGAACCGTAACGAGCACAGCGGCGCGCCGTTGCCTAAGCGCGTTGTGCTCCGCGACTTTGATTTGTTCCGGCGTTAGGGTTCGGCGAACGCCAATTTGATTACCTCATCTGCCGCCGGTTGCATGGCCTCGGCGACCTTCTTGGCGATGTACTGGCCTGGTTGCGCCGGGATGATCCAGCCTGCAGACCATTCTCCCATAACGCGAAATGTGAGATATGTACTGGACTTCGACTTCTTGCTCGAGGTGTCGAACCGGACCATTCCGTGCTGATTTGTGCCTGGCGCGTTCATGCGGTCGCCCCAGTTGTAGGTAGCGCGCTGGCGCATGCGCACGCGAGCGCCGGTACCGCCATTGTTCTGCAACGCCTTGCCAGTCACCACAGACGGCGCCATGCTCGACGCGGCTTGATAGGTATCTGCCGACATGCCGCTGACATTGTGCCTGAGGGGGATGATCAGATACCGCTGTCCGGCATGGGGGCCGGTCTTGGCGAACCGTATTTTCTTCGATGTCTGGAGCATGCGCTTGAGGTCGCGCGGCGGCCGCCCGGTCTCGATCTCTTCCGCGTATTTGTAGTTGGAACTGATCACGGCCGACAGGTCGGTAGGATACGCTACCGTGATGGACGCCATGTAGGGGGTTTTTTCACCGCTCCATAGCCGTGCCTTTTTGATTGCGTTTATCCAATCTTCCCTGGTGATTTCAGCGATGTTGCGTATGGCCTGCTTGACGCGCGGGAAGACGGCGCCATTCACGACCCTGCGAATATCGTCAGCGTTTGGTAGATCGATGGTGATGGTGTAGTCGGCCATGCCCTAATTATTGCATCCCGTCGTCGTGACTGCACAATAATCTGCATGATCACGCAAATACTGCCTTCTGCCGTCGGGAACGCGCTCAAGATTTATCTTGAGCAAGAGCCGACTGCGCTTGCTTGGGTGATTTTGCGTAATACCACTGGTATTTTCCCATCATACAACGACGTCAATTCCGTCTCGATTTATGAAGGGGACGACGAAACGTATCTGATGGATACCTGCGGCCTCGTCAACGGGACCCTGTACTATTATTGCGAATTTTACTGGGATGGGACGGCTTGGAATGCCACTGCCATAGTGTCAGGGACGCCGAATTACACCTACACCGACCAGTCGGTTGATGTCCTCACAATCGTGCGCGACCGGCTCCAATATGGCCTTGAAAACGAGATCATCATCGGCACGTTGTCGCCGGCCAGCGGGCAGATACAGGTTCTGAATGCGCCGCCGATATTCGATGAAACGAATTTTCCAGTGGTGACGGTGCATGTCGCTGTCGATGGCAGCGGCGACCGCGCTATCGGCGAAATGCCGTTCACTGACGAATTCGATGCGGTCAACAACGTCTGGAAAGAGTCGTCTGGATGGATGGCGCATGTGTCGCTGACTATCATCGGCTGGAGCAAGAACCCGGATGAGCGGATCGCGCTGCGGCGTGCTCTGCGCAAGATAGTCATCGGCAACCTGGAAGTATTCGACAATTACGGGATCATCCTGCCTGAGTTCAGCCAACAAGATGTCGATGCGCTGCCACCAGAATATCCGGCTGCCGTGTATGAGTCCGTTTGCACATTCACATGCGAAGCCCCATCCGGCGTGGCCGATACGCAGCCTGTCTATGTTGCGGATCCTATCGTTAACGCAACCCCTGTTTTCCTATAGGAAGAAAAAAATGCCTGAAGATATCCAACAACCGATCAAGCCTGTGGTTCCTGCTGCAGCCCCTGCGGCTGCAGCCGTGGCCCCTGCGGCTGCAGCGGTGTCGGTGCCTGCTGCCGTGTCGTCGGTTACCGAACCGGCACCGGAAAACGAGATCACGCTTGAGCGTTATGCGATTGCGCGGTCGAAGACATGCGGTCGCGCCGTCGAAGCGCTCAATGCCTTCGCAAAGTCTGAAAAGCGCGCTGGCAACCATAAGGCCACGCGGTCTGCCTACGATGCTCGGTATGAAGCATTCATGAACCAACCGGTATAAAGGACGATCATGCCATATTTCTTCAACGGGCATTTGTACATCACGCCAACTACCGTGTCGGCGGTCAATGACGATGCAATGCTCAATCAAAATCTCAGCGTCGGGAATGTTCTCGCTGTCATCGGGCAAAGTACCGGCGGCACGCCCAACACCCCGCTGGTATTCGGCGACCCCGCGACCGCGCTGGCAACCCTGCGCACTGGCGAACTCGCGCAGGCTGTCACAAAAGCGTTCAATCCCAGCAATGAAGTTGGCGGCCCGACTACCGTCGTCGCGATTCGCGTCAACCCGGCTGTGCAGGCTGGCTTGACGTTGCTGGATTCTTCGGCGAATCCTGCCATTACCCTGCTTGCGTCCGATTACGGCCAGTACACGAACCAAATCAATGTCGATGTGGCCGCTGGCTCTACCAATGGCGTATACATCACTACCGCTCTCGGTAGTGATGTATACGCGCAGGACAATATCTATGCGGCGCCGATGACCGTCGTCTATACCGGCGCGCAGGCGACTGCTACGGTGACTGTTACCGATACCACGATGACCCTCTCTGCGCCGGCGGGGACACCGATCGCTGCCATCAGTTTGGCCTCATTTCCTACCGTCCAGCAGTTGGTCGACAACATCAACACTTTCCCAGGATTCGCGGCGGCTGTGTTGGGCGTTTCCGGGAGTATGCCGTCGCTGAACGGCTTGGATGGCGTCACCGCACAATCCATCAAGACGACAGCATTCACCGTCACCGCAGTGCTGCAGGCAGCCATCAATTACCTGAACAGCCCACAATCTGGCGGTCTCGTGGTTGCGGCGCGGCCATCTAACGCGCTGTTGCCGCCAGCGCCATTGGCAACGACCTACCTCACTGGTGGCACAGATGGCACCGTCACCAATACCCAGTGGAGCAACGCCTTCACGACCTTGCAGACGCAGGATGTGAACTGGATTGCGCCGTTGTCGGCGACCGGGTCCATCATCGCGATGGCCGACGCGCATGTGCAGTACATGTCGACTGTCGGGCGGAAAGAACGGCGTGCGATCTGCGGAATGGCGCTTGGCACGACCGATGCCCAAGCGCTCACCGAAGCGCTTAGCCTGAACAGCAACCGAACATCGATTGTACACATCGGGTACTACGATTACGACTGGACGAACCAAGTAACGGGTCTGCAACTGTATTCCCCGTACATGGCTGCCGCCGTGGCCGCTGCGGCCTTCTCCGGCGTCTCGCCAGGAACGCCATTGACCAATAAGGCGCTGACGTTTAGCGGCGTCGAGCGACGGTTGACCAACCCAACCGAGACCGACCCCCTTATCCAAGGCGGCGTCTTCTGCATCGAGTCGACGTCAAAAGGATACTATGTCGTGCAGTCGATCTCGACGTGGTTGGTCGATTCGAAATACGATAAGGTCGAACAGTCCGTCGGCTGGGCGCTGGATTTCGTATGTCAGAACGTCCGCAACGCATTGGACCCACTGCGCGGTCAGAAAATGACGCCGCAGTTGTTGCGTCGTGCAGTCGATATCACGGAATCACAATTGCGGGCCCTTGCCGTTCAAGAGCCACAGGGACCAGGAGTTATCACTGGCGATGCGGCTAGCCCTGCCTATACCGGGATTACGGCATCGGCCGCTGGCGATGTCCTATCCGTTCAATTCCAATGCAGCCCGGTATTGCCGGCAAACTATGTCGCTGTGACGGTCTACGCGGTGCCGTATAGCGGTACCGCGACGGCATCTTAACCCCAGGGAGTGAAACGTGGCAATCCAACAACAAGTAAATCTCAAGACGCGCACTGGCAATAAATGCGCGGTCATGTTCGGTGGCATTCAGATCGGGCTCTTGCAGTCGGTGCGCATGAACGACGACTATTCACCGGAACCGGCATCAGGTATCGGCGACATCCACGTCCAAGAGTGGGTTCCAACGATGGCGCGGCACAATATCAGCATCCAGGCGATGGTGCTCAACGTCGGTGAAATGATCTCGGCCGGCGTGGCGGCAGAAAATGGCGACGCCATGCTGCTTGGGCTCGTATTCGACATCGTTGTTTCCGACAATACTGGGGCATTGCTGCGCAAGTACGTCGGGTGTTCGTACGCTTCCGGCGATATCGAAGTCAGCAAGCACGCAATCGTCATGCAGGCCGGCCAGTTCAACGCGCTCGATACGCAGGGAACCGGCTGTTGAGAATACTTCTTGGCCGTGGCATGAAGGGGCGGCATCGTCTGGTGCCGCCCCTTTCGTCGTGATAGGAGAATGAAAACTCCCACCCACAATCACATACACCATCATGCCACGTCAAGCACATGCAACAGATTTTTTCGTTGAAGTAGATCGGCTCGGTCGCTTCAATTTCGCCAGGCGCACCATCGAAGACACGTTCAAGATCCGTGGACAATACCACCAAATCACCAGCGGCTACTATGATGACGACGGCAACATGTGCGACCTCGGCGCGCTATCCTATGTGACGGTCAGAGCGCTACTAGTTTCCGGCCCTGAGAATTTCGACATCGATCAACTTGATCCACTTGTGGATGATGAAGTCGATTCCAAGTTGGTCGCAATATGGAGGGCACTCCGAGAAAAGGAGCTCTCTTTTCGACCAAAAGCGCGGGTCATCGGCGCGGGTGGAGGGGCGGAAGCTGGCGCAAACTTACCGGCTCTGGTTTCGGAAGCAGTACAATCTCGCGCCGACTGACCCCCGGTATCTTGCCGCCACGGACGAACAGATCGAGACCGAGTGGTGGGCATACCAGTATCAGGCTGGCAAGGTCCAAGAAGAATTCCTTGACGAGCAGTTCAGTGTCGAGGATGAGCTGGCAAGGATAGAGCAGGAAGCGGCTGAGCGCGATCGCGCGGCGCCGCCTGACGATTGGGAAGATATCGATGGCTGACGTAAAAATTGGCGTAAACGCCGACGGCAAGAATGTCGCCAAGGCGATCGAGGAAATTACTGCGTCGGTCAATGATTTGGCCAAGGCGGTTGCATCTTCCGGCAAGGTCAAATTCAAGCCGGCTGATGTCGGTACCGCTGCGCGCGATATCGCACTGCTGAACAAGCAATTCGAGATCGCCGTTGCGCGGTCGAAGGCGCTGCGCGACGCCCTCAAGGCTACCGGCCAAGCCGGCAAGTCCATCAATGAGGTCGACTTTCAAAAGCTTGGCGTCAATCCGGCTGCTGCGCAGCGCATGCGCGACAGCGCTTTCTCGTATGCCGCGCGCGGGACGGCTTGGGATATGGGGCCTCCTGCTCCTAGCCAGCCGGCCCCGCCATCACCACGACCTGGGCGCGGTGGCGGCAGGGGCGGCGGCGGCACCAATTTCGCGGCAACGGCTGCAAACTCTTTCGGCGGCGGCGTAGGCGGTGGATTCGGCCAAGTAATTCAGGGCGCAACGCGCGGAGCCGCTGCCGGTTCCGCAGAGGGCGGCGGCATGATGGGCGGCCTCGGTGGGCTTCTAAAGGGAGGTGGAATTGCTGCAGCCGCATTCGGACTATTCAAAGCCGGTCAAGCCGTTTCTGAAGGCTACGACATGGCAAAGGAGCGCGGCACCAATCTCGACACGCTCAAGCGCCAGATGGGCGACCTCGGCGTCAGCTTCGCCGGTCTCAAGACCATGACCGACATCGCCAGCGCTGGTCTTGGCGTCAACTCGAAAGAATTCGCGGCACTCGCTGAACAATACAATCAGGCAAGCCACAACGCTGAAAAGACGCCTGAAGGTCTCGGCGGTGCCGTGCGCGATGCCACGCAGTTTGGGCGCGCCTACGGCATTGACCCTGGCGCGTCGGCGGGGTTCTTCGGCGGCATGCAGAACATGAATCCGAAGCAAAACAATCGCGAGTTGGCGCTCCAGATCGCGGAAGCAGTTGAAAAGGGTGGTGGCCGCGCGATGGCGCCGGACGTGATGCAGTTCCTGCAGACGATGGCGTCGTCGGTGTCGCGCAATAGCCTTGGCATCGCCAATACCGACGCCTACAGCGCAGCGTTCGGGAATATGCTTGGTAGCGGGCGCACCGGCATGACTACTGATAACGTATCGTCGATGCTCGGACAGGCAAATAATGCTATTTCGCATATGGGTGCTGCCGGCGAAGCTGGTCGAAATTTCCAGATCGGGTCGTACAATAAAACATACGGTCAAATGAATCCAATGGCCGCCGAAGCGCTTGCCGCTGGCGGCATGTTCGCGACACCGAATAGCGTGTTCGGGGATAAAAATTCTGACCTCTCTGAATATTTCCGTCGCCATGGCGGCGATGTCTCGCGGCAATGGGGCGGGAAGAACGGCAACGTGACTTCGTGGGGGTCGATGAAGGCAGGGTACGAGTCGGCATTCGATAAGGGCGATACCGGGAATTGGCTGCGCCTGAATGCCGTGCAGCGCGATCTCGGGTTGAATTCTCCGCAGCAAGCTGCTGCCATGATGAATCTTGATGAGAAACAGGCTGGCGGTCTTCAAAATTCATTGAAGCGGGCCGGTGTCTCGCTGAAGGATTTGAACGAAGGTGGGATCAAGACCATGGCTGCCATCGGCGGCGCCGACAGTCATGCTGATCTGGACAAGATTTACAGCCAGATCGGTGGCCGCACCGGCAAGGATGCGCTATCAGAAAATGAAAAAACGCACCTTGATGCCGCACAGAAAGGAAATACCGAGGATTTCCGCGATGCATTGTTGAAGGTTATGGCTGGCAAAGACCAGGAAATGACTGAGGCGAAAGATATGCTTGCTGGCATCAAGGCGATTGAAACTGCCGAGACTGCGCTTGGCGACAAGTTGATCGGTCCGATTAATTCCATTCGCGACGCCACTCTCCGCATTGCCAGCGTCATCGCAGGGCCAGAGAAAAAATCTGAGATGGAACTTGGTGCCGAACGTGGCATGGAGGCTGCCAAGGACCGATTGCCTAATGTTGATATTAAGGACCGGGTTAAATCGCACATCCAACTTGCAAAAATTGATATAAAGCCAAATCTACATACTGACAAGGCAGAACTTCGCGCAGAAGCGGATCGCCAGTGGAAGGAGGCTGGTTTGCCTATAAAAGGACAATCTGGCGATATCGACCAGCAAAGTTCCGATATCGCCAACACGTATGCGCAGACTGGCGGCACAAAGGCGCAATCTGACATCGACAAGTTGATGGCGATGGGATGGTCTGCTGAACAGGCCGCCGCGATCGCCGCCAATCTTCAAGTTGAAAGCGGCAGCAATGAAAAGGCTGTCGGAGATAATGGACTCGCGCGCGGAATCGCCCAATGGCATCCAGACCGGCAAGCAGATTTTGCCAAATTTTCTGGGCATGACATGAAATCGTCCACTCACGATGAGCAACTTGCTTTCGTGAATGATGAATTGCGAAATGGGAAATACAAAAAAGTAGGTGATAAATTGTCGCATCTTTCAGATGCCAACGATGCCGGATCGCTGATTTCACGAGAATATGAGCGTCCAGCAGATGCCGCCGGCGAAGCATCAAAGCGTGGACGTCTAGCATCTTCTCTGGCATCCGCGCACGATAGCCTTACTATCCATCTAAAGGTCGACACCACTGGGCGCAATGCGCAGGGCGGAACATCTCAGCACACTATCGAGACATCGGTGCCAATCGCCCGAGGTAGCGGCAATCAAACAATCGCATTGGCATCGCAATGAAATTCGAATCCCGCATACCAGGGATAGATGTGATCCTGGTAAAAAACATCGTCCGCACGACCTTGAACGGGTCGATACCGACATCGCAGCGCGACGCCCAGACGCGACAGATCAACCTCACCAAATACATTGGCGACGGGAACAGCGTGCGCGTGAACAAGTCCGTGCGCGAACCCGCTGGCGCGTTCTCGATCACACTCACCGAGCAATTGTTTTACGATGGCACGACAAACACTGGCGACTCGCTGTATTCCGTTATAGAACCGATGGACTACATCGAAATCCGCATGACCGGCAATGCCTACAAGCAGTCGGAAAATGGCGCGTGCTCGCGCATTCCCATGATCATGCGCGGCTTCATATCGCGGATCGCGTATTCCGAGACAATGGGCGCCGACGGCCACCCGCATCGCAATATCGTCGTATCCGGCCAGGACTACGGGAAAATCCTGCAGATGATCCAGCTTTTCTACATGCCTGGCACGCCGGAGAGCAACAACTACATGACGGAATTCCCATTTTTTGCGCAGTATGGGATTGGCGCTACCGTGCAAAATGCGGTGAAATTCATGCAGGACGTATTCAATAACGTGGTGAACCCGTATGTGGCGGCTCTGCGAGAATATTCGAGTGGGGTGGGATCGCCTGGACCATTAATCCCAATCAGCCTCGATTTTAGCTCTGCCATCGCCGGCACCGTGTCTCCGTTCGGCGCCGGCGGCTTCGGCCAGGGAACGATATGGGAATTGATCAAGTCGTTTGGTGACATCGGGACATGGAACGAGTTTTTTATCGAGGACCGCGAGGACGCACCGTATGCGGTGTACCGGCCAAATCCATTTATGGACGCCGCCGGACTGCCGATATTCACATTCCCCGCAGGGAAATTCCCGGGATTAGCCGCGAACCAGGTCCAGATCACGCGCGCCGATGTCGTCAGTATCTCAGCGGAACGATCTGATTCTGATGTCGCGAATTATTTCTGGGTCGACTCGCCACGGTTCAACCTCTGCTATGAGCCGACCATGAGATCAATGGCGGTTCTTGACCAAACAAATGACCCGGCCATGGGTCCATACGTGACCGCCTATCAGAACGTCGACCCGCAGCTATACGGCACTAAAAAGATGTGGGAGCAGACCCAGCAGGGCGGCCAGGACGAGACCATCAACGGGAACGGTGTCGCCGCCGGCGCGGTGCGCGATACCAATCAGACCAGCTTTACGGGCTGGATGAAGGCGCGCCGCACCGACATGGTTCGTCAAAACCGCGACAACGTGATTTTTGAGCGGGGGTCGATGCGGCTAAAGGGGAATGAGTCCATCCGCGCCGGAACGTACCTGTCCTACGAGCATGGCGACTACACGTCGCTCTATTACGTGGTTTCTGTCGAGCACGACTACGCGCCGTTCGGGAACTTCTTCACGTCGGTTCAGTTCGAGCGCGGAACCAACTTCATGGATCGCGTGCGCACGAAAGCGGATACTGATTCGCCGTATCTCTCTGAAATGGTCGATTTATCATGAGCAAGGGATTCGGCATCGTCGTCGCTACCTACCCAAGCGGCAACTCCATCGACGTGCTAATGAACAGCAACGGCGCCAGGCTATCCAATGTCCAGGTGATGTCTCCGACTGGTTCTGACAGCACTGGACACGTCGACCTCCCTGATATCGGCTATGTTCTCGGTGACCCTGCGCGCTGGAACCCGATCGGCCCCGCGACACGATACATGCAGGCTGTCATCGAATGGATAGAGGGGGTGCCTGTCTGCATGGGGTTCTTGCCGCCGCAAATCAACCAGACCAGTTTCGACCGCAAAAATTTCCATGTCTTCCGCCATGCCAGCGATGTCTACAAAACCATCAACGCCGCCGGCGATATCGAGGAATATCACCCGAGTGGCTCGTTTGTGCGCCTCGCGGCGTCGCCAGTTCACGAGGATCTCACCGGCCAGGATTTTGATTTGACGTGGGCGATCAAGCAAAATACTGGAGGGGCCGTGCATTGGCATGTGACGGTGGCCAATGCCGGGACCGTGGTGGCAACGCTAGATATCGACCCCAGCGGGAACGCTGCGCTGGTGAATAGTGGCAATACGACGGTAACCACGACCGGCAACCTCTCCGCGACCGTAGGCGGCACGGCATCGATTACCTCGACCGGCAACATGGAATTCACGGCACCACAGATTACGATGAACACGCCGACACTAATCGCTACCGGCAATCAAAACACGTCCGGCACGACCACTACCGCCGATCTGGTGGTCCCTTGACGCCAAATATTGCTGTCATCGGTACGACGTCAAGTCATGGCGGATCAATGACTACGGCTACAGGGTCAAAATTCTCGACGCCTGCCGGCGCGGTCTGTCGGGTCGGTGACCTGCATGTATGCCCAATACCAGGGCATGGCACGACGGTGATCGTATCTGGCGGCGCCACGAAAGCGACTGTCGGCGGCTTGGCCCTAGCCATCAACGGATCAGTCGCTGGCTGCGGCGCGGTTCTAAATAGTGGTTTCGCTCCGAATTGCTCCACGGTGTGAGCGTTCGTGACCACATAATCAAGCCATGTCCATATCGTCCATCACGTCGGCTATCAATGGTGCTGCGAGTTCGCTTAACTCGTTAGTAGGCGCGCCATCGCCGCCATCGAGTCAAAAGGCGTTGGCGGTAACATTCGTTCTACTCGACAAAGCAAATGGCGGCAGCAAATCTCTTGATCTGATTATCCGTCCCGAGGACTTGACCCGCACTGATGTGTCGCGCATAACCGTGCAGCAGACGCTTGGCGGTGCCTGGGGCGATGATTTTGGTGTCGGCCTCTCGACAATCAATATCAGCGGTACCACTGGCTGGCGTGGTAATAAGTCTGGCGATGGCAGGGTCCAGTTTTCAAATTTAAAAAATCAGGTATTCACGGACTGGCATGCGCGGCGCAACAAGGCGCTAAAGGCAGGGAAAGACCCCGCCGGCGTCATGTTGGTTTTTGTCGATACGCTCAACCAGAACCTCGACTCCGTGATCCCGATGACTTTCACACTTCGCCGCTCAAAGTCGCGGCCTCTGCTGATGCAGTACAACATTTCGATGATTTCCATAGCCTGGAAGGTTGTGCCGCCACCGGCACCGTCCTCTGCTGGCGGTCTCGCGGGCTTGCTGGCGTCAATCAAAAACCTCATTGCGGCAGCCAATAATGTTGTTAATTTCGTCAAGAGTGCAATAGGGCAGGTAACTGCTTACATCAATACGGCAACGACCATTTTTCAGAGCGTTACCAATTTGATACAAAATGCGCAGTCGATACCGCAGAGCCTACTCGGGCCAGCGATAGCGTGCGCGCAGGCCGGCGCGACCATGTTTTCAACGATTGCCAGCATGTCGGGGTCGACATCACAGTCTGCTGCGGCCATGGCGACTGCTTCCGATTTTTCAAATATCTTGTGCTTGCTCAATAACGCCGTCAACACGGTGCAGACGTATCCAGACTACACGCCTTTGTACGGCGCATCAAATTGCAGTAGTACCAGTGGAGGCTCTCCACCAAGTCCATACGCTGACACGAACCCATTTTATGCGGTAGTTGGGGCCCCGCAAAATGCGCCGGCACCGGCATCGACCACTGCGGCGGCACCGGTCATCGTGGTGCCGACTGTCTTGCCGCCGACTGTGACGATTACGCCGGCCGCGCAGCAATCGCTTGCGCTCATCAATAATTCAGATCCGGTATTGGCGCCAATGTCCATGTCGGCGCTTGGTACTGCAGCAGGCGCCATCGCATCCGGGATAACACTCAAATGAGCACGCCTTTTGATCGGCCACTTGTCGGATACCGTTTTGTCCTGACGCAGTACGGCGACACGTTACTGTCCGTGGCCGCGCGCGAGCTCGGTGACGCCAGCCAGTGGTCGACCATCATCGCGCTCAATGGCATGGTCTATCCCTACCTGACTGACGACCCGGCAAAGGCCGGAACCGGCGTATTCCTAAATGGCGGCTACATCACCGTGCCGGGGAGCACGCCCGGGGCAGATACGAATGACCCCAATGCTGTTTTTGGAACGGACATATTGCTGCAGAACGGGTTGCCGATATTCGTGAACGGGGATATTGGGACAGTAAGTGGCGTCCAAAATCTTAAACAGGCGCTCACAAATGCGCTCGACACCGATCAAGGTGAATTGCTTTTTCACCAGACTTACGGCACGGAAATAAGGAAACTTCTTGGGACGATGAATAACCATGCGGCTGTGCTGTTGGCCGCGCAATATGCGAGCGATACCGTATCGGCCGACCCCAGAATATCCAGTATCACCAGTTCAGTTGGGACGCTAGTCGGCGATGCAATTTCCGTTACTGTAATTGCACCGACTGTGCAGGGCACTACGTCAAAAACCGGGATAACTTATTAGGGATCGATAGTGGCATTCCAACTCAAAAATTTTGTTTCTATTGTTGCGTCGATGGTAAACCGCATGAAAGCGACGCAAACAAATTTGACCGACTTCAACATTGGTGCCGCTGGCCGCACGCTAGTGGAAGCGCCAGCGATTGAGATCGACCAGCTTTACCAGCAGATGTTCAACGGACTCACGCAAGCGATTCCGGTAAGCGTTTTCCAATCATTCAATTTCCCGCCACTGTCAGCCATCGGGTCCAGCGGCACCATGACAGTTACCGTGGCAGCGTCGACGAACCCAATCATCATCTCGGCTGGGACGGTGTTCTCGGCGACGGCGACAGCTATCACATGGTCGTCGACTGCCAGCGTAACCATACCGCCAAGCACTACCACGGTCAGCGTTCCCGTGACAGCTACTACCACTGGTTCATCCACGAATTTGGTTGCCGATGTAGCATTCACGATGACGCCTGCGCCGGTAGGATTTTCCAGCGCCACCAATTTGTCTCCGTTCGTGAATGGGCTCGATACCGAGACGCCGGCGGCCCAGCAAATCCGGTTCGCCGCATTCGTAAACTCGCTGCCGCGCGGGACCGTGGCGGCGCTGTACTATGCGATGACGCTTGCGAACGTGCAAGATGCCAACGGCAATATCATCGAGCAAGTGCGCTTGTCCAGCGTCGTCGAACCCTGGCTCACCGATGACACACAGCCTGTGAGTGTTGTGAATTGCTATATCCACAATGGCATCGGCAGCACTTCCGTGGCATTGCAAACGAGCGTCAATAACGTGATCCTCGGCTATTATAATTCTTCCGGCGTAGCCGTTCCTGGGTACAAGGCCGCTGGCGTCAATGTGAACACTGTTATCGCGACCGAGGTAGCCGTGCCCGTGACTGGGGTCATTACGGCAGCGGCTGGCTATTCACTGACAGATCAGGTGATAAACGGCGTCACCGTTCCCGGGTTGGAGACGTTGGCCGCTGCCGCAATCACGTCCTATCTGATAGCGCTTGCCATAGGTCAATCCGCGATTGAAGCAGAGATCGTCGCGCTCGTGATGAACATCCCCGGCGTCTACAACTATGTCGGGAGCTTACCGGCAGCCGACGTAACGGCCACGGTGTCGCAAAAACTGATGCCTGGCACGATCACGTTGACCTGATATGCAAATCACAAAAAAACTCATTGGCTATCTCAATCGAGTCTTTAAAAAAGACCCGTTGCCGTTCCTCGCGCTTGCTATTTCATATGCCGGAACCAGTTTCACATGGTCTATAAAAGATGCTCCCGTCTATACAGCTATCTGGACCTGGGATGATGGGTCAACCACTTGGGATGATGGGTCAACCAATTGGGATGGAATAAATAATGCCTATATTCCCAGCACGACATCTATTTTGACGATTACACCTATCGGTGGCAGCGGCACGACATTGGCGATCGATCTAAGCAAGTACACTATTACCGGGCTCGCCGAATTCATCGCGACTCAGGCAGGGTATTCGGTTAGCTACACAAACTCGTCTGGCATGGCTGCCTTGAGCGCATTAGTGCTCATCAATGGCAGCGGGTCGTCGACGCAACAAAATGGCGGCTTCCTTTACGGGTACACCAATTTTTGGTGGGCGTACATGGACGCATGCGCAGAAGAACTTGAGACCGCTCGGACACAAATCATCGCCATGCCGGCGCAAATGAATACGGTCAATGCCAATGGGTCATGGCTTGATTTTCTCGGAAATTTTTACGGTATCCCCAGAAATCAAGGCGAACTCGACCCGCAATACGGGCCGCGCATTATCGCGATGGTTATCAGGCCGCTTGGGAATAATATCGCTATCGCTGAAGCGTTGCGCGCCATCAACGGCGGTGGTGCCGTGACCGTCCCCGATTACCCGACGCTGACCAACAACAGCTACGGTCTTTTCGATGTGAATTTTTCAGCGAGTTTGGCGCTGTTGAGTGTGATGACACTTGGGGAAATCGAAACTTCCGTGCAAGCAATCGTGAATAAAATGCGCGATGCCGGCACATTTTTGCGCGTGCTGTCGGTTATCAGCCCGATCGAAGGAACGACATATATTGGAGCCGCCGTCATTTCAGGCTGCACAACATACGTTTATCCGCCGCCGTGACACCATAATTTCTTTAACAAAAAAGAACCCGCGACAATGACCTATTCTGCCGTTTTGACAGTTGCCGGAGAGGCGCTCTACGCAGCCGCGCTGATGTCTGGTACGCCTATCGTCCTCTCTACCATGTCCGTCGGCGATGGCGGCGGCAGTCCTATTGCTTCCCCGGATCCGACGCGCACGACGCTGGTTAATCAGGTCTACTCGACTACTATAAATGGGCTGTCGGTCGACCCATTAAATCCGAATTTGATGTGGGCACAGTTGAGTGTCCCGCCGACCGTTGGCGGCTTCACCGTACGTGAGGTGGGGGTATTCACATCTGGCGGGGTCCTATTCGCTATAGCAAATTACCCTGATACCATCAAGGCTGTGGCCGCCAGCGGCACTACATTGGATCTCGTCATCAATCTCGGGATGATAATTTCCAATACGGCGCTGGTGACGGTGACGATCGACCCCAGCCTTGTCGGCGCCACACGGGCATGGGTTATCTCGACAATCACACCTGGGTACATTCTCCCCGGCGGGGCCCAGTATCAGATGCTACAGAAAAATTCATCTGCTGCCGGTGATTTCAGTTGGGCCGATCCGCAATCGCCGTGGCTGGCAACAGCGGCCACGACTGGAGGTGTAGTCAATGTTTCTGCTCTGACGGCAAACAACAAGATCATCGAAGTAACGGGAGCGCTGACGGCAAATGTCACACTGACATTCCCTGCCGCCCCTGGCCGCTGGGTCGTAGTCAATGCCACAACCGGACCGTGGACCGTCACTGCCATTGCGCTTGGTGGTACCGGCGTACCCGTTGCGCAGGGAGCTGCCGACACAGTATTTTGCGATGGCTCGAACGTGCGTTATGCGCTGGCAGACGCGGTTACGCAGCCGCCAATGACTGGTACGACTGCCTTGGCGACGTGCGCCTATGCTGATGCCGCGACACCGTTTCGGTACGTTGTCCCGATCTTGTCGGGGTATGGCACCACGCCTGCATTTAAAAGCCAGGTCGGTGATACCTCTGTTTCGCAGTTTATCAAAGCCTATGCGATGGCTGTGTCTTGGTCGATGCCAGTCCTGTCTACGCTAAATCCCGCCAAGCCGTTGAAAATGCGGCTGCATTTTACTGGGGATGTTGGTGCCGGAAATTTCTACCTGCAACTCGGGTATCAGATCTTCGCAAATGGACCGCTAGGGACTGTCGCATATACCAATGCCGTTGAATCTGTCGCGGCTCCAGCGACGGCAGGGAATTTGTCAAATTATTTGGCTGCTGTGATGGAGATACCGGCATCGACATTGGCATCACAGGATTTGGTAAACTTCGTTTTGACCAGACTCGCCGCCAACGGCGCCGATACAAATACTGGTGATTTCCAGTTGGTAAACATCACCATGGAGCAATAACGATGAGTATTTTACTCGGCAGCCAGAGTCCACAGCAACCTGCTATTTTCTTCCCGTTTTCAACCGTATACACGATCGTGATCGCTGGTATTTATCGGATATCTGCGCTTGGCGCTGGCGGCGCTGGTGGCATGGCATATACCAGCACTGGGACAGCGCAAGCCGCTGCGGGTGGTGGCGGCGGCGGCTTCTCTGAAATCGATGTCTTCCTACCATCTGGTACGGCTATCACTATTTCACCTGGAGTGGGTGGCGCCGGGGTTACGGCGACAAATGGTACTGCGGTAATTGGCAACGCCGGAACATCCACGACGGTGACTGCAACCGGGCTGTCGTTAACGGCAACCGGCGGCGGCGGTGGCGGCGCCAGTATTGTCTCTGGCACTCAGGTATACGGTGGCAGCGCAGGCACTGCATCGGGCGGCTCGAACAACCAAAGCGGGGGCAATGGCGGGGCTGCTCAAGCCACATCGACAAGTACCGGCGTAGCCCAAGCTGCGGCAGGCGGCGGCGCGGCGGCTACGCCTTTGGGCACGGGTGGCGCGGGCGGCGCGGCGCTGACATCAATCACGGGAACGTCGACATATTCAGCCAGCGGCGGCGGCGGCGGCGTGGGCGGTTTCGCTGGCGGTATGGCGACCGCAACTAGCGCGAGTTCTGCAACGGGCGGCGCGGGTACGGGAGGGGCGTCGGTGAACGCTACAAATGCTGTTGGTCTTGGTGGCGTCCCACGTTTGGGGTCATTCGGTGCGAGCACAAGCACCGTTGGCGCGGATGGTATTAGCCGTACCGTTACGCTCAGTGCTCAAAATTTAACAATAGCTAGTGTGGGTTTTGAATCGTTGTTCGATCCGTGGCGCTCATTCACTGGCGGCGGCGGCAGCGGCGGAGCGAACCTCGGAACGAATGGAGGGCTTGGTGCTGGTGGGGGCGGCAGTGGGACTGGTTACTTTGGCGCTTGCGGCGGGACATGTGGCGGCGGCGGCGGTGGTTCGGGAGGCGGTGGGATTTCGGGAGGCGGTGGCGTTGGAGGTCTGGGCGGCTTTGGTGCTGGCGGCGGCGGCATGGCTGGAAACGGCGTCAAGAGCGGAGCCGGCGGCAACGGCATTGTTACGATCGAACGAATCGGGTAAGGGGGCATCTTGAAAAAAATCATTATTTCAATTTTTCTGCTGATCGCATCGATCACTGCAGGAGCCGTTGGGTCAAGCGTTAACCCTTCTGAACCAGCTTTCAAAGAAAATCTGTCATCCGGCCCGATACGCTCAAATTTTGCTGCTGCTTATAGCGACATCAATAATATTTTTGGGCAATTCAATTCTGCGACAGCACCGGCCTCTCCATCAATCGGTAATCTCTGGCTAAACACTGCCGGAACTCCATATTCATTGGATGAATACGACGGCACGAGTTGGGTAAATTTACTCGGAATCAATGCGTCGACGCATTTGCCTTTATTCCCAATTGCTGGCTTTCCTCTCGGGGCATCGGTCGGCAATCCCGGTACCGGCAAGATCGAAGCGCTATTGCCGCCATCGACTGTCACGCAGAGCAACTACGCCTTCGGCACCGCCGACCTGTTCAAAAAGACACGGCGCAGCAATGGCGGCACGGCGATGACCGACACGCTGCCGGCAGCGGGCGCAACCGGATTGGCGAATGGGACGCAGATCAATATCGCTAACGTGGATGCAAGCGCAACCGACACCGTGACCGCTGGCAGCGGGACAACGATCGACGGAAGTTCGACGCTTGTGATTCAGCCAGGGCGCGATATCTGGCTGATTTACGATCTGGCGAACGCAGAATGGCGTGGAGCGGGGAATTCGAGGACGGCGGTTTTGTTTTCCGGCACGCCGCCTACCGCTTCGCAGCTTTGGGGTGGGTCGGCTACGCCTGGGAGTGGGGCGGCGGTTGCAGTCGGGAGTTGCCTGACGCTTTCCGGGGGCGTTCTTTCCAATAGCTGCGGCAGCACGTTTACCGGGCCAGGGTCGTCTACAAATGGATATCTCCCGCAATGGAATGGCGCAACAGGAAATATATTGGCGGCAGGCCTTCCGGTTGGCACAACTGGAAACAACACCGTTGTTGAAACTAATGGAAGTGGGCTGATTGCAGCATCGATCATCCCCGCACCAACGGCAACGACACTCGGAGGAATTGAAAGCATTACGAGTTCAGCAAGCAATTGGATTGACTCAATCAGCACCAGCGGCGTTCCGCATAAATCACAACCTGCATTCTCCGATATTTCAGGGTCTCTAGCAGCCTCTCAAGAACCTGCATTTACCGGAGATATAACGACAAGTGCAGGGTCTACCGCGACAACGCTTGCGAATACCGCCGTCACCCCAGGAAGTTATACATCAGCGAATATTACGGTAGACGCAAAAGGTCGTTTGACGGCGGCGGCAAATGGATCGGGAGGTGGGGCAAATAATTACATCACAAAAACGACAACTTACACCGCCGCTAATAGCGATAATATCTTTGCAGATACCAGTGGCGGTGCGTTCGCAATCACATTGCCACCCACGCCAAGTCAGTACAATCAAGTATGTGTTTCAGACGCAGCAGGAACATTCAGCACGAACACATTGACCATTTCTCGCAACGGTTCAAATATTATGGGGTCCGCCGCAGACATGACAGTGACAACAAATTATGCATCATTTTGCTTGATGTATTACACGACAACACCTGGCTGGAGAATAAAATAATGCGAAATTTCATCAATCGGGCAATCCTTTCAGCAGTTTTATTGTGCTTTTATGCGACCTCTTTCGCGAGCGATTTCAGTCAATTCGCTGGCGGCGGGTCTGCACTACAACCGGCAATATTTTTTCCCACATCAACAACTTATACAATTCCCGTAACGGGAACCTATCGAGTATCTGTCGAAGGTGGTGGCGGTTCCGGCGCGGCGTGCTTAAATTCGCCTTGTGCTTCGTCTGGAGGTGGTGGTGGTGGATTCGCGGAGGTTGATCAGTCGTTTATTTCCGGCACGGTTCTGACAATCACGGTGGGCGCTGGTGGCGCTGGAATTGCTGAATCGACAGGATCAACTTGCGCGAACGGAAATGCCGGGGGAACTACTAGCGTCACCGCGTCAGGGTTCACTACCATTCAAGCGACTGGCGGCAGCGGGGGGACTTGTAGCAAAACAATAAGCGTTACGGGAGGTGCCGGCGGGGTCGGGTCAGGTGGCTCCAACAATCAAACAGGCGGCGCGGGCGGCAATGTCACATGGTCTGCATCCGGGATTATCTCGGGCGGAGGCGGCGCGGGCGGATGGCCAAACGGAACTAGCGGCGCGGGCGGTGCCGGCACTACTCAAAACGGCGCGGGCGGCGGAGGCGGAGTCGGCGGCGCGGGCGGTTCCAGCGGTTCTGGCGGATGTGGCGGAGGCGGCGGTTCTGGCGGAGTCGGCGGCGTCAGCGTTGGGAGTGCTTGTCCTGGCGGAAGTGCCGGCGTCAATGGACTCCACTTTGCGTCAGCGGCAAGCACGGACGGAGCTTACCGCACGGGGGCTGCTTCTGGCTCTGCGACAAACGCGATATCCTTCGGGTTTGATTCTCTGTTCGAACCGTGGCGGGCTATCACGGGCGGGGGTTCACAAGGAAACGAGCCATCCGTATCCCCTGGGACCGGCGGGGGAAGTGGCGGCAGCACCGCCGGTTTCGCTAGCGGGAATACCGGAATTTTGGGCGGTACTGGTGGATGTACAGGAACCTCCTGTATCACGGGCAATTCATCTATTGGTGGTGGTACTGGTGGTGCTGCCTCGTCATCCACGAGTGCAACATCTGGCACGGCGGGCAGCGGTTTAGTTACCGTTGAAAGGATAAAATAATTCTTGACATGGTTGAATTCAAAACTCTTTAAACCTGAAAGCCGCAAATGAAAAAAATACTCGCCGCATTGGTCGTAATGGCCTCGTCTATTTGGCTAAATGCCAATGCGGTCGAGTTGAAACTTGATTTAGATCTGACGCAATATCAGCCGGCACCTGTCGGAAATTGGTATCAGCGCGACATGCCGAACACGATTCGTTGTCGCGCTGTGTCAGGTGCCATTGGGATTTATACCGATCAGTTTTACGATGGTTGGCAAATTGGTTTAGGTGTCGGCAATGCCGGCCGCTGCACGTCAGATGCGATGATTCATAACGTCGACGATTGCTCAGTAGGTTGTGGACCAATCAGTCACATGCAAGGCCAAGGAACTATGCCATTCGGCTATCTGATGGCACGCAAGACATGGGGAAGCTGGTTCGCTGAAGGTGGATTGTATGTGACTCGGCCAAACTATGAAAATACGAATTTTAATTGGTATGGACCGCCGCCGACATATCAGGTCGGTCCGCTTGTTAGCCATATCGATCACGCAGTGAAGAACACGCCAGGATTTGGTGCTGCTGTCGGTTATACTTTCGCAAAAAACTGGTCGGCAATTCTAAAAATCATCCCGACTAAATCGACCAACACGCAACCAGATCCAAACGGTTCCAGTGGACAAACCTACTATCGCCCAATTTATTCCGGTGCGCTTGGTTATGCTGCATCAATCGGGGTCCAATTCAGTTATTGAAATTTGAGTAAATTCGTGACATTAAAATAGGTGCAATGAGATGGGGACACAAGCCATGCCAGAAAGCGAATTAAGGGATTCACTGCACCCGATAGATCGCCGGATGAATGAATCTTCTCGGAGAGATTATGTAATGGAGAGCCTTGAAGAAGGGCGAAAGCAATTCGCGGCTATTCATGAAAGTCTGAATAAACTTACCGAGACCGTCGGTACGATGAGCGTAAAGCTTGAAGAAAATACGGTTTTGACAAATAGGGCAGTTGAATTGGCCACCAAGACGGCCGACGGAACCGCCGATCTGGTAAGGATTTCTGAGTTCGGTACAAAGATCACAAAATTTGGTCGATTCGTTGCGAGCACAGTCGCGGTATGCACCAACGCATTGAGCGCATTGTCGAAGGTTCTCGTGCCAATTCTTATCCTATACGCGATCGGCGTCACGCTATGGCATGGCGACAAGTTGAACTGGAAAGATATTCTTGATTGGGTGAAGCAAATATTATGACTCGTTCCACAAAAGATCAACTCGGCGGACAGAATGTAGCGGCATTTTTGGACATGCTGGCTGCATCTGAAATTGGTCCGGCATTACTGTCAGAATCTGATGACGGATACAACGTGCTCGTTGGATCGACGCCATCGCATCCGCTTCTATTCACCGACTACTCGCACCATCCGAATGTGTTCAATCAAGCGTGCGACAGCACGGCAGCCGGCCGCTATCAACTACTGCACAGATACGCCATAGCATACATTGCATCGCTTAATCTGCCAGATTTCTCGCCGATTAGCCAGGATGCCATTGCGGTTCGCCAGATCAAAGAGCGCGGTGCGCTCCCACACATTATCGCCGGCAATTTCGCTGTTGCAGTGCAGTTGTGCAGCAATATCTGGGCAAGCCTTCCTGGAAACAATTATGGGCAGCACGCCAATTCGTTGACGATGTTGCAGGCCGCATATGTCGCCGCCGGCGGCACTCTATCTGAGGGATCGACATGAAATACGGACGTCGGCCAGCGCGCCATACACTCAAGACAATGCGTTCTGCTATCGTGATGCATCGGCATTTGACTGCACTCGGTCACGCGCCTGCAGTTGGTAACGATTATGTGTCGGCGGTTACGGTTCCATGGGGCATGTATTTGAACGATTCCATTGGGGATTGTGTCTGCGCTGACACAGCGCATGCATTGATGCTGCGCACCGCCAATTCGTCTGGCATCGTTATCCCTACCGATGCCGATGTCCTTGCATTGTATGAAACCGTTGGCGGCTACAATCCCACCGATCCGTCGACCGACCAGGGCTGTGATGAAACAGCCATGTGCCAATACCTCGAATCGACAGGATTTCTCGGGCACAAAAGCAATGCAACTGGCATGATCGATCCCAGCAACATCGACCACATCAAATGGGCCGCGCATTTGTTCGGGTCAGTACGGCTTGGCTTCAATATGCCAGTATCTGCAATGGCGCAGTTCGATAACGGGCGCCCTTGGGATATCGATCCCGCTGCCGACAATTCTCTCGATGGCGGTCACGATGTGCCGTTGGTTGCATACGACAGCGATTTCTTTCATGTCATCACATGGGGGCGTATCCAAGCCGTCACACCGGCATTCTTCGCGAAGTATTGCGATGAAGCGCATGCGGAAGTGTTCTTGGACTGGATTCGTGCAACTGGTGTGGCGCCATCTGGATTCAATGCCAACCAACTGGTCGCCGACCTGGCTGGACTCGTTAGTGGTGCGCCATGAAGACAAAACTTGAAATCTTGATCGCTTATCTGGCGGCGCGCGGCCGCGAAACAGGGACATGGAAATGTCTCGGGACGATCCTGGTATATATTGGATCTCGCTATGGGATTACTCTCACGCCAGAAGAGTGCATGTTTTATTCTGGCATTGTCTACGTAGCAGTTGGTGTGCTTGCACCAGATGCAAAGGCGAAGGCCGATGTCATTATTCAACAGACACATTCTGAAGTGCAATCTGCTTTGGCAGGGAAGGATGCATCTTGACGGATGAAGAAGTCAAACAAGCGATGACGCGGATCGTCGCGGCATATCAGGCTAAATATGGACAGCCGCCGAACGAATGGTTCATGAATCAATTCGATTTCGCACTGTCGATGGAAAACCAGACCGAAGCGCAGGTTATGGACGATATCAATTCTGGGAGGACTGCGCCATGAAGAGGACATTTTTGATGATCATGGTCATGTCCTTGGTGATGTCTGTTCATGCCTCACCGCTTGAGACCGAGGTGATGGTTGACAACTTCGCCGAAGCATACAGAAGCCATCCGTATGTGGCACCAAAGCCGCTATTAACGTGGTGTGCCGTGGTGCTGTCAAGCGATAAAGTTATCTACGGCGGTCGTTTCACTGCACCTAACGCGGACTCCGCAACAGCGCGAGCCTTGAAAGAGATCAGGTCCTGGACAGATGGCCTGAACGGCCCTATGTCGAACTGGTTCGCGGGAACCATCAATGACTTGCAGCCAGATCTGCAGGAGGAATACGGAAAGCACCCTAACGTAGATATCAATGGACATCTGTTCAACAACGGCAATGAGAAGCCGCATTTCAATATCTGGCGGTGCGACAAATAATTTTTATCATGTTGGCCTTGACCGCGTGCCAACGCATTGATGACAATAAAACGCGGCAGTATTGCAATACGCTTCCGGTGCAATGTATTGATCCAGTTCACAAATAGGAATTCACCATGAAAAAAACACTTCTCATTGCATCATTACTTGCCATCGCGCTGGCTGGATGCCAAACGATCAACGCTGCGAACACGACCATCGACAAGGTAATTGGTGATGGTTGTAAGGCCGATACCGCAGAAGCCACAAAGATCGCTGGAACGCTCGACCCAGCTGGCGCCAAGTGTGCTGCTGCTTATGGCGAAGCCTGCGTTATCTTGACGGCAACGCCATGCTCTGGCGGACCGCTGTGCGCGATCGAGAAGCTTCGCGTCGGCCGCATCGAGCAGAACGCCGTGAATGCGGCCTGTGTCGGCGTGACGGTGCCGTAATGAGCGAGATCGTGTTCGCCGCTCAGATGGCGACCCATGATGTCTACGCACCAGTCACCGAAGGCGTATTCGACAACGTTATCGTCATCAACGAGGATACTGTTGCTACCAAGCGCGTTCCAGACGCGTTCTGGATCGTTCCAGCCGGTACTGAAAACATCGATGGCTGGATCAACGACATCGACATCCTCACGACAGATTTGAATGGTGTTGGTGCCGTCCATTCTGGTTTCTATCAAAACGTGCCGGCGTTCGTGTACAAGATCGTACCAATGCTTCGGCTTGGCGACAAGATCAAAATCGCATGCCATTCGCGCGGATGCCCGATCGGTGCACTCATCGCGGCCGCATTGGTTATGCGCGGATATGAAGTCGTCCAGATGTACCTATTCGAGAGCCCAAACTTTTGCTTTCAACAGGGGGTCGACTGGTTTGCAAAAAACATACCGAATACATTCACGACGCGCTGCGTGGCGGCATGGGCAAAATGGTTTGGAGATCCTGTTACGAAGGTGCCAGAACCGAACCCATGGCAACAATGGCGTCCTCTCGCCGGCCTGAAGCTTATTTTCGGGTCACCAAAGGGACTGAAAAGACTTTCGATGATCGAATATCACATGGGTGAAACGGTTCGCGGCGCCGTGGCGGGGATGTGATGGCATTCGTCTTGATATGGTATTGGCCGTGGTTCATCCTGGCCGAATTGTCCAAGTCGCCCCGACGCCGCCCGGTGTTGAAACTGGTGAAATAGCCGTTCTGACTTGGCGCGCAAAAACGCGTCAAGGTCTGTGATTTCTTCCAAGCACGTCAATGTCGTTTCCTGTCTTCCAATAATTGTTGGCATGAGGTGCAAAGGTGGCGTCCGAGCGCACGCCGGAATTCCGGCATCTGGTCTCCACACTCTTCAGCCTGGCATGTTGACGGCCCATATTCACTGTCGGTTGGTTTCCATGTGGGCATCGTATTTCGGAACTGGTTGACACGCTCCCATTGCGCGAGTTCGACATCCTGTGCTACGTCTTCGATCGACATGTTTTTTTCTCCCTGTAAGTTCGCGCCCATTCTTCGGCGTTGTCTGGTGTTCCAAGTAGATGTTCAACTCGGTGCAGGCGGTGCCTGATGCCAACGACGTGCGACGCCGATCGCTTTTGCCATCGCATGCAATTCCGCGTCGGTATCCGCGATCAAGTGGCACATCACCATGCGACCGTATTTGGCGCGCATATCGTCGACGTAGACCATAAGTTCCTCAAATAACAATGGTTATGCGCTCGGCGGCGCGGGTGATTGCGGTGTAGAGATGGTTGATACGATTCTCGCGGAACATGCCGCTCTCGTCGAACAGCATAAGCGTGTCCCATTGTGAACCTTGACTTTTATGAACGGTAATAACTCTTCCGTATGTGAACTCATCCGATGTCCGTTTCTGACGCCAATCGAGCTTGTCCTCGGTACCGAGAAAGAACTCGTTGAGCACGCTCAAGCGCCCTGGGTCTGCGAGTCCATCCAGCGACGTCACATCCAGCCCCACGCGGCCATTCTTGTGCTCGACGACATCGCATGTCCACATACTACCGTTCAGGAGCCCGCGATCACGATTATTTTTCAGGCATATCAGGCGATCACCATGCTCTGGCAGCGGCGACGTGAAGCCTTTCAGCGTGCGGATGCGGGTATTGAATACCTTGCGGGTCTTGTTCATGCCCACCAGCACCTGGTCGGCCCCAAGAACGTCGGCTTGATCGAGGTCACTGCGGTGGATGATCTTGCTCTCGCCATAGCGCCCGTATGCGAGTGGTTTTCCGTTTCTGACATCGGTGGCGATCTGGATGATTGGGTTGTCGGCGGCTTGGCGATGGATCTCGGTCAACAACACGTCCGGCTTGTCGCGCGTGAAATAGCCATCGCCTTCTACCGGCGGTAACTGCATGGGGTCGCCAAGGACAAGGATTTTCACGCCGAATGATTCGAGGTCTCGGCCAAGTTCTTCATTGACCATCGACACTTCGTCGATGATAATCAACTTGGCCAGCGTGGCCTCGCTGTCTGGATTGCGCTCGTACTCAATCTCCTGGGCGTCGGGGTCGACTACCTTGTAGATCAGGCTGTGGATGGTGCGGGCGCCGGCGCAGCCTTTGGACTTGAGCACGAGCGCGGCTTTACCTGTAAATGTCGCGAAAACGACGAGTCCGTCGACACTGCCAGCGATCTCGCGCGCGAGCGTTGTCTTGCCGACGCCAGCGTACCCGAACAGCCGGAATACCTGCTTGCCGCGTTTATCTCTAAGCCAATGGCGCACCGATTGCAGCGCGGAGCTCTGTTGTGTCGACCAGTGCATCAGGCAAAGTGCTTTCGATAAATATCTTCGACGCGATCAACCTGCTTGTCGGTCAGGTTGGTTGTAACCTTGCCATTCTGGCTGACCTCGACGATATTCTGGACGAACTCGTTCTCCCATGCTGATAGGTCGTTGGTTCCGACCATGCCCCCGATGGACTTGATCATGGTACCGATGCTGATGGTTCTCATGGCTTGCCCGCCAGTCCGCAGTAACCGTAGGCTGATGGTACGTCAATATGCGTCCCACTGATATTTTTACCAGGATAGGCAATCCAGCGCCACATAGCGCACTTATCCGCAATGCAGCGGCAGCTTGCAGGAATGCGAGTTCCACCGAGCATGTCTGTGTTGCAGCCACCGACGATAGTATGAACTGGCTTACTATCTCCACCAGTGGAATAGGTTTCATGGCGCGCACCGCGCACCATCGGGCACCACTTTCCAGTGGCTTCTTTTACGGTCATAGTCATAGCAGTTCCTTCCAAGCCATAAATGGCTCGCGGATGAGTTTGTGGAAGCGCTGGGCGGCGGCTGTGTTGGTGTCCAATTTCACTCGCGAATCGATCTCGCACGTATCCAGAATGAACTGCTTTGCCTCTTCGGCGGTCTGGCAGGCACCGCACTGCGTATGCGCCCAGTATTGGAAGTCGGCGTCACGGCAAAACGTGCAAGCAATGATGCAGAGGTCGCGACTCATCAGATTTGCTCCGAGAAACCTCGGCCTTCAGGCCGAGGAGTGAAAGGAGCCGACTGCGAAGCAGTCGTTGCCTTTCGGTTGAAATACTGGTAACGTGTGCATATGAAGCGTACAAACACATTCTTACCAGAGCCAATGCTTGCTGAACTGCGAGCGTTGTCCAATAAGCTCGACGTACCTGTCTCCGAGCTGATCCGTCGCGCTATTGCTGAGTTCTTGAAAACCCAAAAATGATCCTCGTCTATAGATACCGGGTGAAGTCGCTGAACGGATTGCTGAACAAGCAGGCCAGGGCGTGCAACTTCGTCTGGAATTTCTGCAACGACAGGCAGAAGGATGCGCTGCGATTTCACCGCCGCTGGCATACCGGGTTCGACTTGAACAAGCTCACGCAAGGCAGCAGCAAAGAACTTGGTCTTCACTCCGGCACGGTGAACGCCGTGTGCGAGCAGTACGCCAAGTCGCGCGCGCAGAAGAAGCGCCCGTACTTGCGCTATCGGGGCAAGAAGAACCTCGGGTGGGTTCCGCTCAAGGGCCGCGAATTGAAGCGCGAAGGCAGCGCCTTCCGGTTCGCTGGCAATACCTTTCGCGTATTCGACAGTCGCCCGCTCCCTGAGGGGAAAATCAAGGACGGAACGAACTTCTCCAAAGACTCTCGCGGCAACTGGTTCCTGAACATCGTGATCGACGTTGCCGTTGCTCCTGCCGACGCTCGCAGTCCTGGCCGTGGCGTCGGCATCGACCTTGGCCTGAAAGACTTTGCCACGCTGTCCACTGGCGAAAAGATCGAGGCGCAGCATATCTACCGAGGCACGGAGCAAGCGCTTGCCGTTGCCCAGCGCGCCGGGAAGAAACGTCGCGTGAGTGCCATTCACGCAAAGATTTCGAACCGTCGCAACGATTTTCACCACAAACTCTCGACGCGCATCGTTCAAGAGTTTGACTATATCGCGGTTGGCAACGTGAACGCCGCAGGACTCGCCAAAACCAGCATGGCGAAGTCCGTTTTGGATGCCGGTTGGTCTTCCTTCCGTAGCAAACTTGCGTACAAGGCTGTTAAGCATGGCGCGTGGTTCGAGGAAGTGAACGAACGTTTTACATCCCAAATCTGTTCGGATTGCGGCTGTTTGCCCGATTCGAGGCCGAAAGGTATCGCAGACCTTGGAATAAGAGAGTGGCAATGCAGTGACTGTGGTTGCGTACATGATCGTGACACCAATGCTGCGTTAAACATTCTCCGTCGCGGACGTGCGACGCTAGCTGTAGGAATCCCCGTCCTTTAGGGCGGCGAGGACGTCAAATGGATTCCTTATCGGCTGGTCGCCCAGCCTGCTGGGTTGATCAGAATACTTCGTCGCTGTCGCCGCCCTGGGCATCGCCTTGGTCGTCTGCTGGAGGCGGTTCTGGTTGTTGGTCAGGTTCCGGTTCTGGGGTCGGCGCTGGCGCGGTCTTCTTCACGACAGCAGCCTTTTTAGGTGTTGGTGCAGAGGCAGTTGTCGACACTGCATCGCCAGCAGATTCCGGTTGCCCAGTAGGGGTGCCAGCGGTTTTGGCAATCGCAGCCGCAATGGCAGTCTTGGCCGGACTATCTTTCTTTTCGCCGTCTTCCTCGTTGTTGAAATAGGTCGATGCCTTGGCACCATCCTTGATCGCGTTGTAAATTCCTGTCAGGTCAACCAGTTCATCGGCTGTGGTATCGTCGACTTGATGCCCAAGGAATTTTGCCAGCATCGCCGCAGAGACGCCCTGCTTCTTGAACGCATTCGACATTGCCAACAGCCGGTCACTGAGCGGCTTCTCGTTGTCGCCGGCAAGTGTGCGCTTGCATTCGGCGATACCGATCGCGACAAGATGTTTTGGCATCAGCGCCAGGATGCGTCCGCGCATGATGCGCGCAGCAACGTTCCCGATCCGGTTGTCGATATCGTTTTGGCTCGTGATCGCGCGCGGGCCTTCCTTTGTGTCCAGGATATGCATGATAGCGATCTGGCGCCGACTGTGATTGTTCTTTTCCATGTCCCATGCGAACACCTCGACTTCGCTTTTGCCAGCACTACGGCTCAGTTCACGATGCCCATACTGCATATTTCCGTAGCAGCGTGCTGCTTCCTCGGCAAAACGAATCGAGGGACCGCTACCGCGGTTTGATACGGCATAGAATGCCACGGCGGCAAAGTCCGGTGACCGGCACGATTCCTTGAATTCTTCGATGGCTGCCACGACGCTGCGCGGAAATCGCTTGGCCAGCGTCATCTGCCCCTGCGCTTCTGCGATGGCGCGTTCGGATTCGATTGCAACTGCACCGGCGTTGATGCTGGTCGGCACCATGTTGCGGTTGAACGGACTGTCTCTATTCTGATCGGTTGTTACGACTTCGTTTGCCATGTGGATCTCCAAAATAAATCCCGCTCGGTGCGGGTGTGAAATTGATTATAATTGATTAATCTTCGCTCGTCACGGAAAATTCGCCATCGGTCACGCGCGATACGAACAATTGCAAACTGGTCTTCGCCATGGCGCGCTTGAACTCGGCGAACGTGGCGGCATCTAGGCTTTCAATGCGGTCGACGCATACAGCCCCAAGCGTCCCCGCTCGCAACTTGGCGACTTCGACGGCGATGCCGACCTGGGCGGCGGTATTTAGCCGGTCCAGCGGGACGCCGTCTTTGTAGATTTCGCCTTCGCGGACTTCGATATCAGGAATTGGCAAGTTTTCCAACAATTCCGTTTTGTAGGCATCTATGGCTGCCAACGCGGCGGTCTGCTTGTCGGCGTCTGCTTGCAGGTCGGTCAATTCCGTTTGCATTGCCGCGATGGTATCTAGCGCCTGCTCGCGCTTTGCGGCCGCCATACGATTTTGCTTGATGTTGGATAATGCTATCTTGAGCGGTTCCTGCGCGGCATTGCAAGATGTTGCAGCATTTGTGCGCGCTGTCTCGGCTTTGGCGGCGTTGGTACCTGTATCGAGTTTGATAGCGTCTTTTTCCATAGTCGCGGTGGCGCGCAATGCTTCGATATCATCCTGAAGTTTTTCGTCGATTTCGGCGATGCGCTTCGCAGCGGCTTCGCGTATTCCTGTCATCTTTGCGTCGATCTTGCGCATTGTCGTAGCGAGCTTATCGCGCTCGACGGCGATAGCTGTTTCAAGCCCGTCTTCGTCATCGCCCATGACGCCGCCAACACTATCAGGCATCGCTAACTGGATCTGGTTGATCGTGCCTTCCTTTTCCTTGACGGCGCGGTTTGTGCTCGTCCGGTCTTCGTAGACGCGCTGGCGCACGGTGTCGATAACGTGGAGCGCATGTAGACCTGGTGCAGCCTTAACCGGAACGCCAGCCAACTTGGATAATTTATCCACATCGAGTTCGAGCGGCATCGCCTCCAGTAGAACTTTCACGCGGTCTTGCTTGCGTGCGGTCAGGAATTCGACCGGGTTTACCGACAACATGTCGGCCAAGCGTGCAATTGCTTCGGCAGGTCGCGCAACCTTCTTGCCATCTGCCCCACGCACGTCCGTACTGGTGGTTGCGCCACTGACGCGGCGCTGGATGCTGCTGCCATCCTCCAGCACAAACACGATCTCGCCAGCGGCGGCACCGTTACGCAGCAGCGTGGCGTCGTGGCCTGGGCGTAGTGCGGCCTTGATGGCTTCGAGAACACTGGTCTTTCCGCAACCGTTCGTGCCCTCGATGACGGTGAACGCACCGGCATCGAATTCGAGTTCTTCGATGCCGAGGATGTTGCTGATTTTGATGTGGTTGATTTTCATTTTTTCTGTCCAATGGCTATTTTTATCAGGTTGTAGGTATTCGGTGCTTGCGACCCAGGTTTCGGATTGAGGATGTTCTTGCACTCGATCAGGAACGCAGCAGAAATTTTGGACCAGTCACGAACCAACCCAGCCCATTCAGTGGAAACCGTCGCCATTTTTGGCAACTGGTCTCTTAATTCTGGGACTTGTTCCAGCAAAAGCAGGCAACGCCGAAAATCAGCAGGGTCCCATGGGAAGTGATCACCACCGCCGGCGTCGACTCCAGTCAGATGCGTGAACATTGTATCGCTGCTAGCGCCACGCTCGCCACTAGCAAGCCATCGACATGCTGCGTCGGAAAGCGTGGATGAATATTTAGCGATCATGCCAGCATCAGCAAGCGGCTTTATTTTAGCCAACAATGCGTCAACACATGTTTTCGTCCCGAATGCGAAGTTGGCACCGAGCATGCGAGCAATATCCGGCGACAAAATCGCATCGTCGCCCGCAAGTTTTAGGACATTTGGCATTGCCCGCAAAGAAACCGTGCCGAATATAATGAAACATTCATCACGTTCTTCGACTGTGAATTTATTTGTCTCGTTTCTGTTTGTTTCCAATGTCACATTTTCCATTTGAATTTTCTCTGTGTGAGTGAAAGTTACCGACGCATCCATCCCGGCAACTCCAGTTGTTGAATCTCAAACCCGTAGTCGGGAAAGTGGTTGGCGCGCTTGGCGGCGACAATGCGCAGGAAATCCCTGCGTGCGGCGGCATAAGCGCGCGCGATCTGTTCTGGCGTGGCGTAATAGATGCCGATCGCGTAAGGCCATTCTTTTTCAAACGCCAGGAATACCCACGACTCTGGGTGCTCGCCATAGAGTTGATCGAACACGTCAAAGTACCAGCTTACCTGGATATCGTACCTATAGTTTGCCGCCGACTTGCCGAATCCAACCGGCGATGCGTCATCGGTACTCTTCAGATCCACGATCATGCCCCCACCATTCTGCATGAAGTCGGTCCGGCACTTGATCAGTTCCCCGGTTTCGCTGTCATTGACAAAAAACGATTGCTCGACAACGCCATCGCGCAACAACGCCGATGCCATCGGATGCCGGTAGACGGCATCGCGCAACCGCAGCATATCGGAATACTGCTCGCTGGGTACGATGATCTTGTCTGCGTGTTCGGCCTCGAATGCCGCCCATTCTTCCTTGTCGGCGTTGCTACGGCGTGCGATTTCAAGACCGCAGACCACGTTGGACGCCACGCTGTCAGGCTCCAAGATGGCGATGTGGCACGCCTGCCCGAACAGTTGCGCCGGCGTGGACGGTTTGATATCGCGATCCGGGTCCAGATACTTCGCCCAGTAGTGCAACTCCGATTGCGTGGCGATGCAGTCCAGGTGCGTCTTGGAGACACCGGGAGCGCCGTGGTATTCATCGTTAGTCATCTGGACAAGCCCATGCAACGGCACTGTCTTGACCACATTTTCAATTTGCATATTCCATCCGCGTGACGTTAAAGTGACTTCACTGTATATCAAATTTGAGTAATTCGCAAGTATTCTTAATCAAATTTTGCTATTCACGATGAAATATAGTACACTTCAACAAAATAAGGAGTTTGTGTGGAGCAACCAAAAAAGAAGTTTTCGATGGTTTTTACTGAAGCGCTAGATGCAATTATCGCTGACGGCGTGACTGTCGGCGTGACGTTGACATCGATCTGTCGCCAGACTGGCATTAGCCGCGCCACGCCGGATCGCTGGCGCAAGACACCGCCGAAAACGATCAGACTCCTTGATGAGATGCAGGATATGATCGACGCCAAGCGGAAGCAGGATGCCGAGGACAATGCCGTGCGGGCTCGGGTGGCGGCTTCGAAAAAATAAACTGAAATTGTTTTGTGCGGAATAGAATTTTGTGCCGCGCAGGGAGATATTATGGCAGCAATTGTGTTGCGGGATTATCAGGATGTGGCAGTGACAGATATTCGTGCCGCGTTCAAGTCGAAGTTGCAACCGGTATTGTTTCAGATGCCGACCGGGGCAGGGAAGTGCTTGGGGCGTGGGACGCCTGTTTTGCTATACGATGGAACGGTCAAACCAGTCGAGAATATTGTTGTTGGCGACCTACTCATTGGTCCAGATAGCAAGGCGCGTACCGTTCAATCGCTTGCGCGTGGCCGCGAGAATCTTTACCGTGTGACACCAGTAAAAGGTGATCCATACATCGTCAATGAAAGCCATATTCTAAGTCTAAAAATCAGTGGTGGAAGCCCGGTAACTGCTGGTGATGGGTTGATGTATGGCGGCGATGAAGTTTGCAACATCTCAGTTCTTGATTATCTAAAATCTTCAAAAACATTCAAGCATGTCGCCAAAGGATGGCGTACCGGAATTGAATTTCAACCACGTGATGTTCATGAGCATTTACCACCATATATGCTCGGCCTTTGGCTTGGAGATGGGACAAATAAATTTCCACATATCAGCACTGCTGATTTTGAAGTTGTTGACGCAATTTGCGAATATGCAATTTCACACAAAATGCGTGTGGAAACTGAGTTTACAAAATCTTGTCCAACTTATCGAATAGTTTCTTATCCAGAAGATGGCCGTGGCCGTGGTAATCATCCAAACAGAATGGCTAATGCGCTTGATTTTTATCATTTGCGTGGAAACAAACATGTTCCAGACGATTACAAATGTAATTCTCGCGAAGTAAGACTTGAAATATTGGCTGGCATCGTTGATACCGATGGATATCTTTCGAATGGTACCTATGATTTGATTTTCAAAGAGCGACGTCTTGCCGATGATGTTGCATATTTGGCGCGATCGCTTGGTTTATCATCCTATGTTATGCAATGTGAAAAAGGCATAAAAAGCACTGGATTTTCTGGTACTTATTATCGTTTAAATATCAATGGCGATGTCGATATAATTCCGTGTAGAGTAGCACGCCGTATTGCATCGCCACGCCAGCAAAAGAAAAGTGTTCTTGTCACTGGCATCAATGTTGAACCAATCGGTGAAGGCGACTACTACGGCTTCGAGATCGATGGTGATCACCTTTTCATGCTCGGCGATTTCACGGTCACGCACAACACCTACACGTTCAGCTACATCGCCGCCAACGCATCCGCCAAGGGCAACTCAACAATCATCATTGTTCACCGCAACGAATTGCTGATGCAGGCCAGCCGCGCGCTGCACAACCTCGGCATTCAGCACGGCATGATCAGTCCGCACTTCACGCCGAATCCGCACCATAAGATTCAGGTCGCGAGCGTAGATACGTTGCTGATCCGGCTCAAGAAAACGCCAGGTAAATTCAAATTCGACCTGGTCGTGTTCGATGAAGCCCACCATGTCACAAAAAACAATAAGTGGGGGAAGGTCTTTGCGCTGTTGGCGGCAAAAAACACGCTGGGCGTGACCGCCACGCCGGCGCGCGGTGACGGTATTGGTATGGGCGTCGATCATGGCGGTATCTTCAAATCATTGGTGACTGGTCCACCGGTGTCGTTGCTGATCGAGCGG